GGTTAAGCTCCAGTCGGATTCCAAGGCTGCTGGTCGGTGGAACACCTCCAAAGGGGGCGCTTACTTCGCGGTAGGCGTTGGAGGTGCTATCGCCGGTAAGGGCGCTGACCTGTTCATCATCGATGATCCTCACACCGAGCAGGAGGCTATCGCCGCGCTAGGCGATGCTTCTGTGTATGATAAGGTGTTTGATTGGTACACATCCGGGCCGCGTCAGCGTTTGCAGCCCGATGCTCGTATCGTCATCGTCATGACTCGTTGGGCAAAGAGAGACTTAACGGGCAGACTGATCCAAAGCTCCATGGAGCGGGATGGGACATCTGAATGGGAGGTTATTGAACTCCCCGCTCTACTTCCTTCGGGCAACCCTATCTGGCCTGGGTACTGGAGCAAAGAGGCGCTTGAAGCCCTTAAGTCTGAATTGCCCGCGTCTAAATGGAATGCTCAGTACCAGCAGCAGCCCACCAATGAGGAAGGAGCAATCCTTAAGAGAGAATGGTGGAGGCGCTGGCAGAAGGACAGCCCACCTTCCTGCGAGTATGTTATCATCACTGCCGACACGGCGTTTACAAAGAATAACCGTTCTGACTATAGCGCGTTTAATGTCTGGGGAATCTTCGACAAGGAAGATGATACTGGCATAGCAAAGAGCAATATCATCCTGCTTGATGCTTTCAAGGAGCGCATGGAGTTCCCCGCGCTGAAAGCTAGGGCAAAAGAGTTATATGATGAATGGCAGCCCGACACGTTCTTGATCGAGGGCAAAGCTTCTGGCTTGCCTTTGGTGCATGAACTCAGGCAAATGGATATCCCAGTATCTGAATTTACCCCGACGCGGGCGTCTGGCGACAAGATCATGCGGGCAAACAGCATCACTGACATGTTCGCCTCCGGTATGGTGTGGTGCCCAGAAACACGTTGGGCTGATGAAGTTGTTGAAGAATGCGCTTCATTTCCGAATGGCGCACATGACGACTTTGTTGATACAGTGATTATGGCTCTGATGAGATATAGGCAAGGTGGCTTTGTTCGTTTACCATCGGACTACGATGAAGATGAGAAAGTTACCCGCCACCGCGCGGATTATTATTGAAAGGTCGAATCGTGGCTGTTGACAAGGCTATTGACGCAATTGGTGAATCTACCGGCCCTGGGCTGGAGATTGAAATCGTCAATCCAGACGCTGTGTCGTTTGCCACCGAGGACGGCGGAGCCATTGTCATCCTTGGCCCTGAACTCTCTGAGATGATGGAGCCAGACTTCGACGACAATCTCGCAGAGCATATGGATGAACGTGATCTGGGTGAGCTTGGACGTGATCTGCTGGATGACTTTGAGTCTGATAACAACTCGCGGAATGACTGGGAGCAGACCTACAAGAAGGGCCTGGACCTTCTTGGGTTGAAGATTGAGGACCGCTCAAGCCCCTGGCCTGGGGCGTGCGGCGTGTTCCATCCCATTCTCTCTGAAGCCGCTGTGCGCTTTCAGTCGCAGGCCATCATGGAGACATTCCCCGCTGGCGGGCCTGTCCGCACCAAGATCGTTGGCCGCACATCTCCCGAGCGCGAGCGTCAGGCGCTGCGCGTCAGGGATGACCTAAACTACTTCCTCACCGAAAGGATGTCTGAGTATCGCGGCGAGCATGAGCGTATGCTGTTCGCTTTGCCCCTGTCGGGTGCGGCGTTCAAGAAGGTCTACTTCGATCCGACCCTTGGTCGTCCTGCTGCCGTCTATGTGCCTGCTGAAGACTTCGTTGTCTCCTATGGCGCGTCTGATCTCCAGACCGCCAACCGCTATACGCAGATCATGCGGAAGCACCCCAACGAAATCCGCAAGCTGCAAGTCATGGGTTTCTACCGTGACGTTGATCTTTCCTCTCCCGTGCCTGACCGCAACGAAATCCAGAGAATCAAAGACAAACTCTCTGGTGAAGAGCTAACGGATACAGATGACCGCCATGTCCTCCTTGAAATGCACGTTGACCTGGATTTGCCTGGGTATGAAGATTTGGGCAAGGACGGGGAACCAACCGGAATTGCTCTGCCGTACGTTGTCACGGTTGAAAAATCCACCGGCAAAGTTCTCTCCGTCTACCGCAACTGGAAGCAAGACGACGAGCTGAAACTGAAGCGCCAACACTTCGTTCAGTATGACTACATCCCTGGGTTTGGCTTCTATTCGTTTGGCTTGATCCATCTGGTTGGTGGTATCGCCAAATCCGCCACGTCCATCTTGCGCCAGCTTGTTGATGCTGGCACGCTGTCTAACCTACCGGCTGGCCTTAAGGCGCGCGGCCTGCGTATCAAGGGCGACAGCACGCCGCTGATGCCCGGCGAGTTCCGCGACGTGGACGTTCCTTCAGGGGCAATCAAGGATTCGATCACATTCCTGCCTTACAAGGAGCCGTCGCAAGTCCTCGCGTCTTTGCTGGGCAACCTCGTCGAGGAAGGCCGTAGGTTCGCCTCCATCGCCGACCTCCAGATTGGTGATGCCAACCAACAGGCTCCAGTAGGAACCACCCTAGCCCTCATGGAGAGGGCAATGAAGGTCATGTCTGCGGTGCAGGCCCGGCTTCATGCCTCCATGAAGAAGGAGCTAGACCTTCTTGTGGATATCATCGAAACCCACATGGAAGGCGAGTACGACTACGAGACTGAACCTGGGGCAACCCGGACCAAGGACTATGATGGTCGGATCGATGTAATTCCGGTCACAGACCCGAATGCGGCGTCTCTGTCTCAACGTGTGGTACAATATCAAGCGGCGCTCCAGCTAGCCCAGCAAGCGCCGCAGATGTACGATCTGCCAGAGCTTCACCGGCAGATGCTTGTTGTGCTGGGTATCCAAGACCCTGGGAAGATCATTCCCTCTGACAAGGATAAGAAACCCGTTGACCCAGTCTCTGAGAACATGGCTATCCTTAACGGCAAGCCGGTTAAAGCGTTCCTTTATCAGGACCATGAAGCCCATATCAGAGTTCATATGGCAGCCATGCAAGATCCTAAAATCATGCAGCTTGTTGGGCAATCGCCTCAAGCGGGGGCTATGCAGGCTGCGGCAGCGGCTCATATCGCTGAGCATATCGGCTTCCAATATCGTAGGGAGATTGAGAAGCAGCTTGGTGTTGAGCTTCCGCCCCCTGACGAACATCTGCCGGAAGATATCGAGGTTGCCCTCTCTAAGCTTATTGCTGATGCGGCGGAGCGTCTTCTTCAGAAGGATCAATCTGAAGCCCAACAGCAGCAGAACAAGCAAAAGATGGAAGACCCTGTAGTCCAGGCGCAGATGATGGACATGCAGAATAAGCAGGCTGAGGTGCAGCGCAAGCAGGCCAAGGATCAGGCCGATGTGCAGCTTCGTCAGCAGCAACAGCAGATCGAAGTGGAGCGTATTGCATCTCAGGAGCGGATTGCTGGGATGAATGCTGGCATTAAAGCTTCGTCGCAAAAACAAGTTAATGACCAAAACCTTGACATAAGCAACGCTAAGATTCACCTTGAAGCTATGAGAACTGGCGCAGATTTGTTGAAGGGTCGTTCATGAAGCCCGTTACCGACAACTCGTTTGATTATCTGCGTAAGAAGTTCCGTGATATTATGAACGAACACGCCGACCATGTTGCTGGTGGCGGCGCATCAGACTGGGCCGATTACAAATACCACACTGGTATCATTGAGGGGTTGGCCAAGGCTGAAAGGGAATTACTCGATCTTGCTGAAAAGCTGAGCGAGGAAGACTGATCGCCCATAGTGGGTGCCGGGTATCACACGACCCAGACAGTGTGCCAAAGGACTAAGATGCTAAACGTAGATATCAAAATGCCGGATGAAGAAGTGACGGGAGCAACGCAGCTTCCTGATCCTTCTGGCTTTAAGTTGTTGATTGCCCTTCCCGAGCTTGAAGAGAAAACAGACGGCGGCGTTTATCTGCCGGAACAAGTTCGTAATAACGAAACCCTTGCAACCGTTGTGGGTTTTGTTCTAAAGGCCGGACCTATGGCTTACGGGGACGAGAAGAAGTTTCCGACTGGCCCTTGGTGTAAGGTTGGAGATTGGGTTGTGTTTCGCGCTTACAGCGGCACTCGCGTCAAGATTCATGGTCGGGAGTTCCGGCTGATCAACGACGACACGGTTGAAGCTGTGGTTGACGATCCTCGTGGAGTTGCGCGCGCATGACCGACAAAGAGAAAGATGATGATATCGATTTTGAAATCGAGATTGTCGATGACACTCCAGAGGCTGATCGCGGCAGGCCGGTTGCCCCCGAGTTCACAGCCAACGACGACGACATCAATGTCGCCGATTCAGAGATTTCTCGCTATAGCGATGACGTAAAGAAGCGGATTAAGGAACTATCCTTTAAGACGCATTCCGAGCGCCGCGCTAAGGAAGCTGCGGCTAAGGAGCGGGACGAAGCTCTTCGTCTTGCCAACATGCTGGCGGATGAGAATAAGAAGTACCGGCAGCTTGCTGGCAGCAATGAGCAGTTCGCTGTCAGCCAAGCGAAGAACCGGGCAGAGACTGACATCAGCGCCACCAAGCGTTCGATGAAGGAAGCCTGGGAGGCTGGCGAGACTGACAAGTTCATTGAAGAGCAAGAGCGCCTTCAGCGCCTTGTCAATGAGCATGATCGGTATGCCAACTACCAGCCTGCCGCTTTGCCCGAGCCTGAGTACAACATTCCTCAACCGAAGCCGAAGCCTGACGCAAAGGTTGTTGACTGGGCAAACAAGAACCCTTGGTTCGAAGGTGGCTCAGAGCTTGAGAAAGAAATGACGGGTTATGCTTATGCGGTCAGCGATGTGCTGATCCGTGATAATAAGATTGACCCGACAAGTGATAAGTATTTTGATGAGCTGAACAAGCGCGTGCAGCGCCGGTTCTCGGAATACTTTACTCCATCTGACCCGGAACCAGTTGCGACCGGTCGGACAACGGAGGCTGCGCCCCGGCGTCAGCCTTCTACGGTGGTTGCCCCCGTCACGCGGACGGCACAGAACACCCGCAAAGTGCAGCTAACCCCATCCCAGGTTACCCTGGCGCGCCGCTTCGGCTTAACTCCCGAGCAATACGTTGCTCAGTATTTGAAGGATTACGGTCATGGATGACCGCACACCCCGTGAACTTGAGACGCGCGAACACGAAATTCGCCCCACCTCCTGGGCACCTCCTTCAATCCTCCCTGATCCGAAGCCGGAACCGGGGTATGTCTATCGCTGGATTCGCACATCCATGATGAATGCTGCGGATAACACCAATGTCAGCAGACAGTTCCGCGAGGGCTATGTGCCTTGTCGCGCAGAGGATCATCCTGAACTGATGCTGGTGGCCGACTCCAACAGTCGCTTCAAGGGCAATGTTGAAGTTGGTGGTCTTCTTCTCTGCAAGATTCCCGAAGAGACGGTGCGTCAGCGCGCCGCCTATTACGCGAATATGGCGCAGCAGCAGATGGAGAGCGTGGACAATAACCTTATGCGCGAGAGTGATCCTCGTATGCCCGTTCTGCGCCCAGAGCGGTCTTCGCGGACAACATTTGGCCGTGGTCCTCGGGAATAATCCTGTGGACCTTCATCAAAACATTCAGATTGAAAGGTAACGGAAGATGGCTTCGACCAATTCTCCGTATGGGCTTCGCCCCATCAACCTGCTGGGTGGTCAAAGTTTTGCAGGCTCGACTCGCCTGTATGCAATGCCCAGCGGCTACTCTGTTTCTATCCAGTATGGCGACCCGGTGATTGTTGCTGCTGGCGCTTCCGGCACTGGCGGTCTTATCAATCGCTTCGCCGCAATCGCTGTCACAACCGCAACCAACAGCGTCACCTTGCTTGGTGTTTTTGTTGGCTGCTCCTACACCGACCCGGTCTACGGCAAGGTGTTCCGTCAGAACTACCCCGGCAGCATCACTGCTTCGGACCTCCAGGCTTATGTCGTGGATGACCCGGACACGCTGTTCCAGGCTCAGTTCAATGGTTCTGCAACTCAGAACTATCTAGGCGCAAATTGCGGCCTTATCCAGACCGTTGCCGGTAGCTCGTCTGCCAACATTAACTCTGGCGTAAGCCTCAACACCAGCGGCGTTGCTGGTACCGCCACCCTTCCTATCCGCGTCGTGGATTTCGTGAACTCGACCACAAGCACTGTGGGCGATTCTTTCACGGACGTTATTGTGCGTATCAATACGCACTTTATGCGTACCACCACCGGCAACGCAATTAGTTAAGGAGGTTGTGAACCATGGCTATTAGTCGCGCACAACTTCTCAAAGAACTGCTTCCGGGCCTGAACGCTCTGTTCGGTCTGGAATACAAGCGGTACGCTGAGGAGCATAAGGAAATCTACGAGACTGAAAACTCGGAGCGTTCCTTTGAAGAAGAAGTCAAGCTGTCTGGTTTCGCTGCTGCCCCCGTGAAGAACGAAGGTCAGGCGATTGCATATGACAACGGCCAGGAAGCCTGGACCGCTCGTTATACGCATGAAACCATCGCGTATGGCTTCTCCATCACCGAAGAGGCGATGGAAGATAACCTGTATGACAGCCTGTCGGCTCGTTATACCAAGGCGCTCGCTCGCTCCATGGCATACACGAAGCAGATCAAGGCTGCCTTCCCGCTGAACAACGGCTTCTCCAGCTATAACTCTGGTGACGGCGTGACTCTGTTTAGCACCGCCCACCCGCTGGTTTCTGGCGGCACCAACAGTAACCGCCCGGCCACTGGCGCTGACCTGAATGAAACCTCCCTTGAGGCGGCAGTCATTCAGATCGCGGCATGGACGGATGAGCGCGGTCTGCTGATCGCCGCCCGTCCGAGCAAGCTGATTGTTCCGCCGAGCCTGATGTTCGTTGCTACTCGCCTGCTGGAAACGGAACTCCGTACCGGCACGACTGACAACGACATCAACGCTATCAAGAGCAACGGCTCCATCCCTGGTGGCTACACGGTCAACCACTTCCTGACCGACACCAACGGCTGGTTCCTGACGACCGATGTGCCCAACGGCATGAAGCACTTTGTGCGTTCGCCGCTGGCCACCTCGATGGACGGCGACTTCGACACGGGCAACGCGCGCTACAAGGCTCGTGAGCGTTACTCGTTCGGCGTCTCTGATCCGCTGGGCATCTTCGGTTCGCCCGGTTCCACCTGATAAGGTGAGATGAGCAGGGGGGAGAAATCCCCCCTGTTTTTTTATGCCCAAGTCAATCAGTTGCAATCGCAAAAGGAGAGACGGCGATGGCACAGAAAGCATACACTTGGAAAGATATAGAGGGTTTGTATAACGCGGTAGCCATGTGTGGCAATTTACCGCAAGCTGCCAAGAGCTTTAACCCGCCAATACCCGTTCCCACTGCCACTAACATGTATTCTGCTGCGATGTATCGGTTTAACAAAACTGATGTCCGCAGAAGAAACTCTTTAGAGGCTGTACCTTACGATCCTGATTCTCCACCAGAATGCGCGCTGACCGAGAAGATCACGTTCTTGAATGCGACGGCGGTGGCGTTTGGTGATTGCCACTGGACCAGCATAGATCAGCCTCGCAGCTTGGCTCACGAAGCTTTGCTCAAAGCAATCCCAACCATCAAGCCAGACATTTTGATGTGCATGGGTGACGCGGTTGATATGGGCGAGCCTAGCAAGCACGACCCACTAGGCTGGAATAAAAGGATTAGAGTCAAAGACGAACTCGACGCCGCGAAGAAGCACCTTGATGATATCATGGGCCTAGCCCCAAGAGCATTGAGATTGTGGCAGCGAGGCAATCACGACGACAGATTCGATAAATACTTGGCGCTAAATGCCTCAATGTTTGAGGGCATCGAAGGCTTTGATTTCGCTGGGCAATTTCCAGATTGGAGAATGTGCCATCGCCTAGACATCAATGACTCCGTGGCTATGCACCGCTACCATGGCGGCATTCATGCTGGCTGGAATAATGCAGTAAAAGCTGGCGTCAACTTTATCTCAGGAGACACTCATTCTCTTGAAGTTAAGCCGATGGTTGACATGCGCGGGCGGCGCTACGGCGTGCAGACGGGAATGCTTGCCGATCCTGCGTGGGCGTGCTTTGCCTACACGCAAGGCAACACTCGGCTTTGGACGCCGGGGTTTGCCGTTTTGACTTGGCGTAATGGCATCTTAATGCCGCCAGAGCTTTGCGAGGTTGTAAACAACATCGCTTGGTTTAGGGGCAAAGAGATTGCCGGTAAGCTGAGAATCCGCATTCAAGCAGGACGGTCTTAATGAAAACCCAGAAAACCGATGCAGTCAGAATTGACCCTGATGAATGCCGCATGGCTGAGGCAGCAAGGGATGCGCTCGACGATGTGCTATCCCGTGATCCGGTCTGCATGCTGATCATGTACGAAACCAATGGCCAGTTTGGTTATGCTAGCGTACCGGCTTCCTCGTCCGTGGTTCACGGTCTGTACATTCACCTAGGCAATATGATCATGCCCGAGCTAACAGAAGACTAACCTGACGATTTTACTTGCTGCCCAGCGTGAGCTGCATATATGTTGGATTAACCGGGATAGACCGGCCCTATTGACTGCCCCGGCAGATCAGCACAAACAATAGGGCTATATTGTGCAAGGATTTTCCAGATGGGTTTCTCGACATTCTCTGGCCCGATTCGTTCGGGCACCGTGCGCGAAGGCGCTCTCGCCAATGACGGCCTTGTCACGCTCGTCCAGTCTTACGACACGGGCGTTGTGAGCAGCGCTGCGGGCAACTATGATTTCTTGCTGGGCTATGTCCCGCAGGGTTCTCAGATCGTTGATGTCACTGTCGATCAGGTTGTTGTGCCGGGCGGCACCTCCACATCTGCGGTTTCCGTGGGCAATGCTTCTGGTGGCGCTCAGCTTATGGCTTCCGTGACTACCACGACTGGCGGTCGTTTCCGTGGCACGTCCACCGCAACTACCCAGCTTGCTTGGCAGACCTCCACGACCGCTGATACTCCGGTCTATGTCCGCTATGTCGTTGGCACTGCCGCTGGTGTTGGCCGTGCTATCATCACCGTCAGCTACGTTCAGCGCGCTCCGAACGGTGCCCAAGCCCCCGCCAGCGCCTAATAATCAGGAGCTAGTAAGATGATGCAGACAGATGTCAAGGCTACGCATCTAAACGCTTCTGGTGTTGTGGTTGCTGGTCGGGCGCGCATCAAGGGCTTTGTGATGTGCGCCACAGCCAGCACTGCTGGCACGTTGTTGCTAAAGAACGGCGGTTCGGGTGGCACTACGGTTATCGAGATTGATATCCCAGCCAACTCAAACCCAAACTCCTTTTCCGTGCTTGTGCCTGGAGAAGGTGTTCTTTGCTCCACTAGCGTGTACGCAGCCATCACTGGCCTTGCCAGCGTGACGGTGTTCTATGGCTAAGACACCGGCATGGACGCGTAAGGAAGGCAAGTCCGAAGCGGGCGGCCTGAACGCAAAAGGCCGGGCGTCTTATAACCGCGACAACCCAGGGAAACCTGGGTTGAAAGCGCCGCAACCCGAAGGCGGTTCTCGCAAGACAAGCTTCTGTGCCAGGATGTCTGGTATGAAAAAGAAGCTGACATCTGCGAAGACAGCCAATGATCCAAACAGCAGGATAAACAAATCCTTGCGAGCATGGAAGTGCTGACATGGTAGACACATCAGAATCAACCAAACATGTGGTTGACGTTTTATCATTTGGGACAGTGGTTGGAACAATGGCTGGCGTGCTTCCAAGTGTCGCGGCCATCTTCACCATAGTGTGGACGGCGATACGCATCTACGAAACCGAGACATTTCGTAAGATGTTTGGGATTAAGCCCGTTAAGCTGAAGTCGAAAGGTGACTAATGGACCAGCTTCTAAACCTTGTTCGCACGGTCGCTCCAACCATCGCTACAGCCCTTGGCGGGCCTTTGGCTGGCATGGCTACCAGGGCAATCTCGGAAGCCCTCCTGGGCAAGCCTGATGGCTCTGAACAGGAGCTTCTCGCGGCAGGAACTTCAGCGACCCCAGACCAACTCCTTGCCCTCAAAAAAGCTGATCATGACTTCGCCATTCACATGCGTGAATTGGAGATTGATCTAGAGCGGATCAGCAACGAAGATCGTGATTCGGCCCGTAACAGGGAAATCAAAACCAAGGATTGGACGCCAAGGCTTCTCGCGGCCAGCATCACCTTTGGCTACTTCGGCGTTCTCTTCTACATGCTGACCCACGGCCTTCCCACTACCGGCGGCTCTGAAGCCATGCTGGTTATGCTTGGCACCCTAGGCACCGCGTGGGGCGGTGTTGTCGCCTACTACTTTGGTTCGTCCGCTGGCTCCAAGGAGAAGACGGATACAATCAACAGGATGACCCGCAAATGAATGGCAACTTTGAGCGCTGCTTGAAGTTTGTCCTAGACCACGAGGGCGGCTGGTCTGACGATCCGCATGACCCTGGCGGCGCGACCATGAAGGGCGTCACGCTCCTCACCTACAAAGCTTATCTTATGCGCCTTCCGACAAAGGAAGAGCTTCGCAATATTCCTGGGGAACATCTAATTGACTTGTATAAAACACGCTACTGGGATAATGCCGGATGCGATGATCTCGACATCGGTGTCGATTTGGTAGTGTTTGATATGGCTGTTAATTCTGGCGTCGGACGTTCATCTAGAATCCTCCAGCGTTGTGTTGGGGCAAATGCTGATGGCGCTATTGGCCCGAAGACTGTTGCCCTGACCAAAGGCATTCTGCCGCGTGATCTCGTTATTCGCTTCTCTACAGAGAGGCGCAACTTCTACAAGACGCTAGAAACATTCGATCGTTTTGGTAGAGGCTGGATGCGCCGTACTGATGAATGCGAAGCCGAGGCATTTGAAATGATTGGAGATAAGTGATGGATATGAAGAAGCCCAAGGGCATGAAGATGCCTTCCAAGATGACGCCAGAGATGCCGTCTGCCAGCGCCGGTATGCCGCGCTTCGGCGCTCGCGCCCTGCGCCCCGGCGGCATGGCCAAGGGTGGCGATGTTCATCCTGATGCCGCCATGGATCGCAAGCTTATCCGCAAGGAAATGGCTCGCGCCGAGAAGATGGAAGACAAGAAAGAATCCAAAGGCATGAAGAAGGGCGGCAACGTCATGCCCGCCAAAGGTTCTCCCCTCAAGAACCTGATGGCCATGAAGGGTTCTTCGAAGGGCAGCAAGATGGCTGCCGGTGGTGGCGTTGAAACCAAAGGAGCAGAGGAAGATAGAGCTCCTCGTCGCGGCTCCTTGCGTCTCCCCGCCTCCGAGAGAAGCTCACGCGGGCGCAACGAAGGCATTGAAAAAAAACAGAGCGCCGCAGAAGAAACCGCTCGCGGCGAGCGCGCCTCCGGGATGCGTTATCGCGCCCCGCAGCCTCCGACTCGCGTTACAACGCCAGGGCTTTCTTCAAATGAAGAAGCTGGCGACCCCCGCGCAATGATGCGCTATGAGTCTATTGTTGGTCCTATTGGAGGCGAATCTACAACTCGCGCCAGAAGCAACGCGTATTCTCGTGCAGACCGCGATGCAATGGACAGTGATGTTCGCCGTATGACTGGCGCTGATGAAGAGCGCGCCTATAAAAAAGGCGGCTTCGTCAAAAAGATGGCCAAGGGTGGTGGCGTTGAAACCAAGGGCAAGACCAAAGGGAAGTTCATCTGATGACCGAAGAAGAACGCGCCGCCCGCGCTGCCAGAGCCGCTCAGCGCGCCGCCGAAGCCCCGTCTCGTGAAGGTGCTGAACGCGCCCAGCAGCGCGCGTCTCGCCGTCCAACTGCCGCGCAAGCCAGCGCAAACCAAGCAGCAGGCGGCAACTATGCCGACCGCCGTAATTTATTGATTAACCAAGGGCAGGACGAATACAATCGTGCCGTCACCCGAGACGCAACAAAAATCCCTCGCGCTCCTGGCGGTCAGCGTACTGGCTATGGTTCTCCTGGCGTGCCGCCGCCTCCGTCTCCGTTCGGCGCAGCAGCTAATGCCGCTGGAACAGCAGCGGCCACTGGGGCGCGCACTGTAGCTAGAGGTGTTGTTGGTCGCGTTCCTGTCGTTGGAGATTTGGCCAATTCAAGGTCTGCTGGTAGCGGCTCTTCTTTGACCAGCAACGCTGAGGGCGCTGCGGCTGTCCAACAGCAGGCGGCTGAGCGGGAAGCTAGACTTACTATGTCTGATCCTAACTACGCAGAAACGGCTGATGCCGCTGCTGCAACCTTGCGCGCCCGTACTCAGGCTCGTCAAACTACGCGCCCTACCACGCGCATGTCTCCACGCGAAATGTCGCCAGATGAACTGCACAATATCTACAGCCTTACAAATGATCCTGAATCCAGCATTGCGGAAATGCGCGGTCCTCACGGTCAGGCCGCGCGGAATATCATTGCCCGCCGCACCGAGCTTGCGCGCGAAGCTGAACTTGAAGGCATGAAGCGTGGCGGCCCGGTCAAGAAGATGGCTAAGGGTGGCGTGGTGAAGTCTTCTGCCTCTGGCCGTAGCGATGGCTGCGCTGTCAAGGGCAAGACCAAAGGGCGTATGGTATAATGGCGGATCGGAGAAGCCCAATCCCTCGGGGATACGTTGCTGACGGCCCTCCGATGCGCGAAGAGGATATTGTCCCTCGTTACCGGGGCAATCTCCATGGCGGCCCTAGCATGAACAATGATCCTGCCGATCTTGTTCGCGGCTTAGAGATGAGCCGTGAGAACAGAATGGGCGAAAACATGGATAACGTCCGTGAGCGGCTGCGGGTGTTGCCCAGGCGCTTGAAGGAAGGCGGCAAGATTCGCGGTGGCGGGATTGAATCCAAAGGCAAAACTAAAGGAAGGTTCGTTTGATGGCTATGATGAAGGCTCGTAAGCCCAAGCGTTATGCCGAAGGTGGCGACGTAAAAACCCCAATGAAGCTGGTTATGCCTTCGGCTGGCTACATGCCCGGCAAAAGCGCAGAGCATATGTACTTCCAGCCCGACACCGCGAAGATCGAAGCCGCCGCCACAGCCGCTGCCGACGCCGCTGCTGCCGCTCCAACGGCTTCTACTGAAGCAAACGCCAACACCAGCGCCGCCGGCAACGAAAACCCTGGCAACGCCAAGGGCGGCCTTATCAAGATGAAGAAGATGGCCAAGGGCGGCGCTGTTAAGTCCAGCCGTGGCGATGGTTGCGCCATGAAGGGCAGGACCAAGGGACGTATGGTCTGATGGCTATGATGAAGGCTCGCAAACCTAAGCGGTATGCTGGTGGCGGCAGTATTGACCGAGCCAATGATGCGACAATGGTGAAAGACCCCCATGGAATTTTCAGGGGTATTGAAAAAGCAACAGACATGGTTGTGCCTGGAGGCTTTAGCAGAGTCTTTAGAATGACCACATACAAAGATGAGGACGCCGTGAAGAGGGAGGCGGAAGCTGCTGCAATGCTAACTCCTGAAGCCGCAGCCAAGCCGCAGGGGAACATGAAGCGCGGCGGTCCAGTTAAAGAAGTGAAGTCTGGCAACAAGGTTAAGAAGCCTCAGAAGATCGAGAAGGTTATGAAGGAGTTTAAGGAAGGCTCCCTCAAATCCTCCAGCGGCGACAAGGTGAAGAACCGCAAGCAGGCCGTGGCTATTGCCCTGTCTGAAGCATCGCGTATGAGCGAAGGCGGTAAGGTCAAGCCTCAGAACCCTGAGCTTTGGTCTTCTGTTAAGAGTCAAGCCAAGTCTAAGTTTGATGTGTATCCTTCTGCATACGCGAACGCCTGGGCTTCAAAGGAATACAAGAAGAAGGGTGGTAGCTGGAAAGGTCCAGACAATAGGGTGTCCAAGAAATGAAGGGCGGTCTTGGCAAATGGTTTGGTGAGAAGTGGGTTGATATCAAGACCGGGGAGGATTGTGGCCGAAGCGGTTCTGAGAAATCAAAGCGCGGATATCCCGCCTGCCGCCCAGCCGCTGCCGCAAAGAAGATGTCGTCGAGCGAAAAGAAGTCTATGTCTCAGCAGAAGACTGGTCCTGCCAGAAAAAGCTGGCCGGTAACACCGAGTGGAAGAAAGAAGTAAATGGCAACCTCTGGCACTGCGGTCTGGAATCTGGACATTGCCGACCTCATTGAGGAGGCATATGAGCGTGCTGGCCTTGAGGCTCGCACTGGCTATGACTACCGCACTGCCCGTCGCTCTCTGAACATCATGTCTGCCGAGTGGTCGAACAGAGGATTGAATCTCTGGACCGTTCAAGAGAACAGCTTGGTCCTGACGCCCGGCACCAAGACCTATAACCTCCCAGCCGACACCATCGATATCATCGAGACGATCATTCGCGTGAATAGCAGCGGATCGGCCTTGGACTATACGGTATCGCGTATTGGTGTTGGTGATTACGCCACGTTGCCCAACAAGAACACCACAGGCCGTCCTCTCCAAATCTATGTGAACCGCCAGAACAATCCAAACTACACGCTCTGGCCTGTTCCCGATCTGCCCTACACCATCATCTACTGGACGATGAGGCGCATTCAGGACGCCACCAACGCGACCGACACGATGGATATGCCCGTCAGGTTCGTCCCTGCCCTGGCTGCCGGTCTAGCCTTCCAACTGGCCATGAAGCGTCCAGAAGCCGCTGCACGCGCTCCTGCGTTGAAGGCAGAGTACATGGAGCAGTTCCAGCTAGCCGCCGATGAAGACCGTGGTAGAGAGTCTGCTCGCTTCGTGCCTTGGATGTCCTACCCGTGACAGCTAAGTTTGCACGAGGCAATAAGGCTTATGCCTTCTGCGACAGATGTTACCAGAGGTATGACCTTAGTGAACTGACTTATCAGGTCGTTAACCAGAAGCCGACCGGGCTTAAGGTTTGCGATGAATGCAATGATGTAGACCATCCTCAGTATCAGTTGGGCAAGACGCCGATCAATGATCCTGTTGCCCTGCTTGAACCAAGGCCGGATATCAACCCTGGCCGCAGCCTTCCTGGCTGGAATCCTGTTGGTAATTCTGCTACCACCATGAATGGCAATGCTGGTATTATTAACGTATATACCCCATAGGAGATTTAGATGAGCAGCCCCACCAGCGAAAGCATGCGGAAGTACGGTCGGAACATGGCTCGCGCCATGAACCAGAAGTCTGCGCGCAAAGCCACCAAAGGCTTTTCGTTCCCGGCTGGTGAATACAACGCGCCGGAACCGAAGCAAATGCCGCATGACCAGAAGGCTGAAACCGAAGCTCTCGTTCCGCCGGATGGCTCGCCCCGCAAGGCAACCAAGATTCGCGGCACAGGCGCGGCCACCAAGGGGACTATGGCTCGCGGTCCTATGGGCTGAGGAGTAATTGGCAATGAACTACACGACGCTATTAGCTCTGCTTCAAGACTACACGCAGAACTCATCGACTGATTTCGTTGCCGCTATTCCAAACATTGTTCGTTTGGCTGAAGATCGCATATATCAAACAGTGCAGTTCCCTGCGCTGAAGAAGAATGCGACATCAAACTTCAACCCAAGCAACAAATATCTTGCAACTCCCGACGACTTTCTTTCCTCATATTCTATGGCCGTAAAAAGCGCCTCTGGTGTGTATGACTACATGTTGGAGAAAGAAGTTGGATATATCAACGAGGCGTTTCCAAACCCGGCAGTGACTGGCGTGCCGCGCTATTATGCTTTGTTTAACAACGCATCCTTTGTTGTGTCTCCAACTCCAAACGCCTTGTATGAAGTTGAGCTTCATTATTTCTATGAGCCGCCTAGCATTGTGGACGCTGGCACGTCCTGGCTCGGCACCAATGTTGAAAGCCCGCTGTTCTATGGGTGTTTGGTTGAAGCCTACACCTACATGAAGGGCGACTCTGATCTTGCTGCATTGTACCGCGCAAGGTACGACGAGGCTATGGGTCGGCTTAAAGTTCTTGGTGAAGGCTATGATAAGCGTGATAACTTTAGGCTCGATCTGCCTAGAATCGCGCCGACCTAAGAGGTATAAATGGCAATCGTTCAAGCCTTCTGCACGAGCTTCAAGCAGCAGCTTCTAGAAGGCGCTCATGATTTCCGCACGTCGGGTGGAGATGTGTTTAAGGTTGCCCTCTACACAGAGGACGCCAACCTGAACTCCACCACGACCGCGTATACATCGACGGGCGAAATTGTCGTTGCTGGCTACACCGCTGGAGGATTGGTCCTAACCAACATCACGCCCAGCCAATATAACCTAGCTGGAGTGTGTTCGTTCCAGAGCGTCACATGGTCAGGGGCAATCTCTGCTCGCGGCGCGTTGATCTACAACACAACCCCAGCGCACACATATACCAATCCCGCTTGTATCGTTCTGGATTTTGGCGTAACCAGATACGCATCTAACGGCACATTCACCCTGAACTTCCCGCAGATCACTGACCTTAGTGCTATCGTGAGGATCAATTAAATGGCGTTCATTGTCGCTGATCGCGTTCAGGAAACATCAACCACGACCGGCACTGGCAGCTTCACCTTGGATGGGGCTGCTACTGGCTTTCAGACGTTTGCCTCGGTCCTGTCCAGCGCAGACACGACCTACTACACGATTGCAGACCAGGGCGGGGCTAACTGGGAAGTTGGGCTAGCCACATTCACCTCACCCTCGACACTGGCTCGTACGACCATCCTGTCGTCCAGCAACGCCGGTTCTGCGGTAAACTTCGCGGCTGGCACGAAGAACGTCTTCATTACCTACCCGGCTGGCAGATCGGTTCTGTCCAACTCCTCTGGCGTTGTTCCGGTTAATGTTGGCGGCACAGGCGCTTCGGCGCTGACTGCCAACAATGTAATTCTAGGTAACGGCACAAGCGCCGTGCAGTTTGTTGCCCCTGGCACAAATGGGAATGTTCTGACATCGAACGGAACGACCTGGGCGTCAACAACTCCAGCGGCTGGTCCAGCGACCTACGTCCGCACCGCGTTCACTGCAACCGGAGGGCAAACCACGTTCACCGTTGCCTACACGGTCGGCGCTGTTGAGGTGTTTGTAAACGGCATCCTACTGAACTCAGCAGACTACACCGCATCAAACGGCACCAGTGTTGTGCTGGCGTCGGCATGTCTGGTTGGTGATATCGTTGAGTTCATTGCCATCTCAAATGGCAGCTTGTCCTTAAGCGCCGTCACAGTTGGCAGCACAGCTATATCTGGCGGCACCTCAGCGCGATTGCTGTATGACAACGCGGCGGTGGTGGGCGAAACCAGCGGCATCACCACAAACGGCACGACGCTGACGTTGGCAGGGACGACTGCGGCGTTGGCATCTGTGCTTACGAATGCTGCTGAAGTCGCCACGGTGAGTGCAACCGCTGCCACCGGCACCATCAACTTCGACATCACGACACAGAGCGTTCTGTATTACACCAGCAACGCCTCCGCTAACTGGACGGTGAATTTCCGGGCTTCAAGCGGCATCAGCCTAAACACCGTTTTAGCAACCGGTCAATCGGTCACGGCAGCGTTCCTCGTCACGCAGGGCGCTACCGCCTATTACAACAACGTGCTTCAGATTGACGGCTCGACCGTCACACCTAAGTACCAAGGCGGAACGGCTCCTACTGCGGGTAACGCGAGCAGCATTGATGTGTATGTTTACACAATCATCAAAACCGCATCCGCGACCTTCACCGTGCTCGCCAGCCAGACCCGGTTCGCTTGAGGAAACACCATGCCCGTTCTTGAAACCAAGGGTGCTTCGTCGGCTCAAGGGTTTGGTCTGACCACCCCTGTTCAGCAACTGAACTACATCGAGGACGTGTTCTCGACGTGGCTTTATACGGGCACGGGCGCAGTACAGACGATCACAAATGGGATTGATCTAGCTGGAAAGGGTGGGCTGGTTTGGACAAAGGTTCGAAGCGTTAGCGACAGCCATAATTTGCAAGACACGGCTCGCGGCGCTACCTTAAAACTAAGCACAGACTTGGTTAACGGCCAGTTAACGCAGGCTAATTCTTTGACGTCCTTCAGCAGCAACGGATATTCACTTGGCTCTGATACAAATGCTCAGGTAAACGGGAACACCAAAACTTACGTTTCCTGGACCTTCCGCGAGCAGCCTAAGTTTTTTGACATCGTGACCTACACTGGTGATGGCGCAAATCGCACCATTACTCATAATCTCGGCTCTGTTCCCGGCTGCATTATTGTTAAAAGAACAGATACATCAGGCAATTGGCAAGTTTACCACCGCAGCCTTGCCAACACGCAGTATATGGTGCTGAACAGCACGGCGGCAGTAGCAACTGGCGCAACGCGCTGGAACAGCACAACGCCGACCAGCACTGTGTTCAGCGTTGGCACAGACGCCACGGTAAACGCTAGCGGCGGGACATATGTGGCTTATATCTTCGCCCACGATGCGGGTGGGTTTGGCAATGCTGGCACGGATAATGTGATTAGTTGTGGGTCGTTCACAACTGATGGTTCTGGTATTGCGACTGTGACGCTGGGCTATGAGCCTCAATGGGTTTTGTCAAAAAAAACAAACGGGATTAGTGACTGGATAATTGTTGATTCAATGCGAGGGAATCCTACGCCGTACCCGCAAATCGCAAACCAACAAATTTTGCGCGCAAACACATCTGGCGCGGAAGGAGCAACATATGGATACCCGCAGCCAACTGCGACAGGCTTTATAACAACATCTTTGGATCTAAGTAGTACCTACATCTACATCGCCATCCGTCGCGGCCCGATGAAAACGCCGACTGTTGGGACGAGTGTGTTTGGTCTTAATGCCCGCACTGGTACTGGAGCCAACGCCACCGTCACAGGCGGGCAAACAGATGATGCGGTGCTGATTAAAAATCGTGGTGGGACTGATACTAGCGTTTTATCTACAAGGCTCACCGGCACTGGTCTTCTTTATCCATATGGCACAGAAGCAGAATCGGCGGCACCCCCAGATATCTTGCAAGCAAATCCTTGGGATGTAATGAATGGCGTTAAAGTTGGTACGACATCCAGTCTTACCAACGCATCAGCAAATACGTTCATTAACTACCTGTTCCGCCGCGCACCCGGCTTCTTTGATGTGGTGTGCTATACAGGGACTGGAGTTGTAAGGACGGTGAACCACAATTTGGGCGTTGCGCCTGAATTAATAATTGTTAAATGTAGAAGCGAACCTTTCCAATGGCCGGTTTATAGTTCTAGTTTGGGCGCAACAGACTTTGTTAGTTTAGATATGTCAAGTGCAACAGCCGCTAACTCTCAGATATGGAACAATACACAGCCAACAGCAAATGTTTTTACTACTGGGGTTAATGCGGTATTAAATGGCATAGGCCGAACTTACGTCGCCTATCTCTTCGCCACCGTTGCCGGTGTCAGCAAAGTCGGCTCCTACACCGGCACAGCCGCCACCCTGACCGTCAACTGTGGCTTCACCACAGGTGCGCGGTTTGTCCTCATCAAGCGCACAGACAGCACCGGCGACTGGTATGTGTGGGATAGCGCACGCGGCATCACTGCTGGTAATGATCCGTATTGGCGGTTGAATGCCCTTGCAGCAGAGGTGACGACAACTGACTGGGTGGACACAGCCGCATCGGGCTTTGAATTGAGCAACTCTGCTGGCAATTTGGCGAACGTCGTTGGCGGCACTTACATCTTCTTGGCAATCGCGTAGAGAGGGCACAAAATGGCTGAATATCGTATCCGCGACACGGGCCAAACCATGCTGGAGATTGAGCTTCGCCAGTGGGCGCGCTCCACTTCCGGGGCATCTTGGAACCAGACGACCGAGGAAGTCCTTGAGGCTATCGGCGCTGATTTGGTGTTTGAAGGACCACAAGCGGCTACGACACCGCCCTATGAATACTCCACGCGGCAAGGCATCGAGCAGGTCGAAGGCAAGTGGTACACGAAATACGTCGCAGGTCCGATCTTCACCGACACGCCGGAAGCAACCGCCGCCGAGCAGGAAACGGCCTACAAAGCGCGCATGGATGACCAACAGGCAACTTCGGTTCGCGCAGATCGGAATGCCCGTCTTGCCGCCACAGACTGGATGGTCGTCAAGACGCTTGAAGCTGGGCAACTCCAAGACTTCCCCGTGGCGGCGTATCGTCAAGCCTTGCGTGATATCCCTTCCCAACCCGGCTTTCCCTGGGATATTATTTGGCCGGAGGCACCGCAATGACCATCCCACGCAATCTATCCAACCTCGCCCCTGGCGCTAACACTGGCGGCGTTTTGAGCGCGAGCTATGGTGGTACGGGGCTTATTTCTCCTGGCACAAGCGGCAACGTCTTGGCCAGCAACGGAACGGCGTGGACTAGCACCAACACAATAACTAGCCCCATTCTTGTCACGCCTACCATCAATGACGGCTACATCGAAGAGACGGTTACCGCTAATACCAGCACAGCCTACACGATCTCGCTGACAGGTGGGTCATTCCAAATCCTAACGCTGACCGGCAATTGCACGTTCACCTTCCCGACCGCCACTGCTGGGCAATCCTTCATGATGTTCCTCAAGCAAGACGCGACTGGTTCCAGAACTGTGACGTGGCCTGCTGTGGTGAAGTGGCCATCCTCAACAGCGCCGACGATCACGGCGACAGCCAGTAAGGGGGATAAGTTTGTGTTCACTGCAGATGGCACAAATTGGCTTGGCTCCGTTGCTGGGCAGAATTACCTGTAATGTTTAGCGCGAATACAACTCAGGTTGCGGCGGCAACAGCGTCTCGGGCAATTGCTGTCGCTCACAGCGTATTTCCATTCATAACAGCTTATCCATGGTCAGTTTCCGGCTTCGGCACTAAATATGCCAATCCAGCAACCTTACCTGATGGTGTTGGCCGAGGCGTTGCATTCAGTACTGACGGCTCTGCAATAGCTGTCGCTCAAGACGATCCTCCCTACATATTAGCGTATCCGTGGTCAGGTTTTGGCTTTGGTACTAAATATGCCAATCCAGCAACCTTACCCACTGGAGAGGGAAATGGCGTTGCATTCAGTACTAACGGCTCTGCTATTGCAGTGGCGCACAACACATCGCCATTTGTCTCAGCATATCCGTGGTCAGGTTCTGGGTTTGGCACAAAGTATGCTAACCCAACAACCCTACCTACCGCTATTGGCCGAGGCGTTGCATTTAGTCCTGACAGCTCTGCTATTGCTATTGCTCATCAAACAGCACCATGTGTATCGGCCTATCCATGGTCAGGTTCTGGCTTTGGTACCAAGTACGCTAATCCCGCAACCCTCCCTACCGGCACTGGATTCGGCGTTGCATTCAGTAATAACGGCTCTGCAATTGCTGTCGCACACAGCTCAATTCCAGTCATATCAGCGTATCCATGGTCAGTTTCCGGTTTCGGAACTAAGTACACCAATCCTGCAACCCCACCTACTGGCGATGCATACGGCGTTGCATTTAGTCCTGACAACTCTGCTATTGCTATTGCTCACGAAACATCTCTATTCATATCAGCGTATCCATGGTCAGTTTCCGGCTTCGGCACTAAATATGCTAATCCAGCAACCTTACCTACTGGTATAGGATTAGGCGTTGCATTCAGTACTAACGGCTCTGCTATTGCTGTCGCTCACTCTACAACACCATTTGTATCGGCTTATCCTTGGTCAGGTTCCGGCTTCGGTACCAAGTACACCAATCCCGCAACCCTACCTACTGGTAATGGAAACGGCGTCGCCTTCACTTCCGGCGGGTTTCCGGTTCAGCAGATTGCTGTTGGTCACGCTACAACACCGTTTGTTTCGGCGTATCCGTGGTCTTCCAGTGGGTTCGGGACTAAGTATGCTAATCCAGCGACATTGCCCGTTAGTACAGGAAATGGCGTAGCTTTTAGTCCCAATGGTTCTGCTATTGCTGTTGCCCATTCAACAACGCCATTTGTCTCAGCATATCCTTGGTTTTCAAGTGGGTTTGGAACTAAGTATGCTAATCCAGCAACATTGCCAACAGGAAACGGGTTCAGTGTTGCCTTTAGCCCTGACGGAACAGCAATTGCTGTCGGTCATTCCTCACCGCCTTTTGTGTCAGCATATCCGTGGTCAGTTTCTGGTTTTGGAACAAAATATGTTGATTCACCTACCTTTCCGACCAGCACGGGGCGCGGGGTAGCATTTAGTCCTTCTGGAACTGCAATAGCTGTCGCGCACGGTTTCATACCCTACATATCAGCATACTCATGGTCAGGTTCTGGTTTTGGGTCAAAGTATTCTAATCCAACTACCCTTCCAACAAGCGATGGCAGGAGCGTCTCATTCAGTCCTGGCAGCACAGAAATTGCTGTCGCGCACGATTCCAGCCCCTACATAGCAGCATACTCATGGTCAGGTTCTGGGTTTGGAACTAAGTATGCTGATCCATCCACGTTGCCGACAGGAAACGGGTTAAGTGTTGCATTCAGCCCCGCTGGCACAGAGATTGCCATTGCTCATGCTGTAACGCCGTTTGTGTCGGCATACCCATGGACAACAGCTAGCGGCTTTGGAACTAAATATACAAACCCAGCCACACTGCCAGCAGCGCAAGGCAATGGCGTTGCGTTCAGCCGTGACGGCGCAACCCTTGCCGTTGCTCATACCACAACTCCGTTCATTACGGCGTACCCATGGTCAAGCTCCGGGTTCGGAACTAAATACACCAACCCAACCACATTGCCTGCCAGCACAGGAAATGGCGTTGCTTTCAACACAATCACCTAAGAGAAAGAAAAAATGACCGAAACCACCAAAGAAACCCCGAAGACCCGCGAGGAAATCCTCGCCGTAAACCTTGAAGCCCGCGAGCAAGAGGTGATGCACTACCAGATCAACATCGACAACTACACGCTGGCGCTTGATAACATCGCCTCCATGAACAGCCTCGACCGTGCTGAACTGTCTGGCTTTGTCGATCAGTTGACTGGCCTTCTCGCCTCTGAGCGGCTAGAGCAGAAGAAGGCCAAGGTGATGCTGGCGGTGCTGAAGCGGCAACTGGGAGACTGATATGCTCTACGTCAAAGCCATCGACAATCAGATTGTCGCGTATCCTTACACGCAGACTGATCTGATGCGGGAAACCCCTTCGACCAGTTTTCCGAATGGCATCCTGTCGCCTGCCAGTCTGGCCGAATGGAACGTGTTCCCGGTCCATTACTCGGATCAACCGGTTGTTGACGTTTTAACGCAGCGCATGGTTGAGATTGCCCCGTTGTATGATGGGCAATCTTGGATTCAGCAGTGGGCTGTTGAGCCTCTCCCGCAGGAGGAGATCGACGCCCGCAATGCCCAACAAGCATCTTCAGTGCGCGCAGATCGGAATGCCCGTCTCGCCGCCACTGACTGGCGCGTGACCAAGGCGCTGGAGGATGGCAATGGTCTTGACTTCGACCTTGTCGCTTACCGGCAGGCGCTGCGTGATATCCCTTCCCAACCTGGGTTTCCTTGGGATATTGTCTGGCCGACAGTAGCTTCGACCTAGGTATAAAAGCTAGACAATGTTTGGCTTCTTCCCATTCTCTGCCGCGCCGTTTAGTGATCAGGGCAAGACCTCCATTCAGGGGATTGCGTCCGACGCACTAACACTGAGCGACAGCACGACGAATGTGGCAAGCCTAGTTGGGCTAGCGTCTGATTCTATTGCCCTAACAGAATCCACCACAAGCGTCCTCAGCGCCCCTGTGGACGCCTCTGATACCGTCGCGCTGTCTGACACCAGCTCTGCCGCGATAAGCGCCTCCAGCGACGCCTCTGATACTTTGACACTGTCTGATGTTTCTGGTGGCGGCACGGCCTATTCGCTAGATTCTTCCGACTCCATCACCTTGGTAGACGCAACGGACTTTATAGCTTCTGTTGGCCTTAGCGCGTCCGACACACTGACGCTGACCGATAGCTCGGTGAGTGTGGCGTCCTTCCTAAACAATGCTTCCGACTCCATAACATTCACCGAATCTACAGCAACCAAACTAGATGCGGTGGCCAGCGGCTCCGATAGCCTGTCTCTGGTTGATGTTAGCGCCGCAATTGCCAGCTTCATTAGCGCTGCGTCCGATACGCTAACCCTACTTGACCTCACGACACCTGGGTCTGGGTATTTGGTCAGCGGCTCAGATTCTTTAACTTTATCTGATATCTCTGTTCCTGGCATTCTCTACGCAAGAAGCGCGTCCGATAGCTTGTCGTTGTCAGATTCTGTGACAGGCGGGCGCGTCGCGGTAGTTAGCGCGTCTGATACCCTTGTCATTTCCGACTCTTCTAGTGGCAAGATATCCGCACAGCCATCTGCGGTTGATTCAATTGCCATTAGTGACATAGCCACAAATGGCGCTAGTATCCTCATATCGGCTTCGGATACAATATCCTTGACAGATGTCACAGAAAAGTATGGTGGGTGGCAGACTATACCAAACCCAACACAGGTTTGGACGCCTGTCCTCACAACTATTACAACATAACCGCAAAAGGAATAATTAAATGAACAACAATGACTCTATCATTCTAGGAGACGCTGCTGGCTCTGGCCTTGTTGCCCGCCATGAGGTCAATGACTTCGTTGGTGTGGCTGGCAAGTTCATCGTCACATGCCGTGATGCCGAGGGCAACATCCGCTGGGAAGATGGCTTTCCCAATCTGGTTGTGACCACGGGCAAGAACGATCTGCTGAATAAGTACTTCCTTGGTTCGGCCTATACCGCCACGTTCTTCGTTGGCTTGAAGGGCGCCGGCACCATTGCCGCTGGCGACACCATGGCTTCTCATGCTGGCTGGACGGACATCACCGGCTACTCAAACGCCACGCGCCCGGCCTTCAGCCCCGCATCTTCGACCGCTGGCTCCAGCACCAACTCGGCTTCGCCTGCGGTGTTCAACATCAACGCCTCCAACACCATTGCCGGTTGCTTCATCACAACCAGCAGCACGGTGGGCGGCACGGCTGGCATCCTGTTCTCTGCGGCTGACTTCGCCTCCTCTCGCGCGGTGCTGAGCGGCGACACGCTGACCGTCACTTACACCGTCTCCTGCTAAACCTCATAGCAAGGTAAGAAGATGCCCAGTACATACAGCACGTCCCTTGGTATTGAGCTTATCGGCAACGGTGAGCAGGCTTCCAACTGGGGCACCACGACTAACAACAACCTGGGCACTCTTCTTGAGCAGGCCATCGCTGGCGTTGGCGACGTCGATATGTCCGCTGGGACTAACGTCACCATAGTTACGGGCACCGGCGTTGTTGGCGCGGCGCGGAATGCGGTTTTGGTTCTTACAGGAAGTCTTGGCGCGTCCTGTAATTTGACCGTGCCCACGGTCAAAAAGTTCTACGCCATCCGCAACGCCACGACTGGCGGTCAGAATGTTGTCGTCAAAACATCAGCCCAAGCTACGGGTGTAACGCTAGCCAATGGCTACACCCAGCTCATGTACTGCGACGGCACCAATGTTGTTTCCGCCACTCAGCCGTTTGATTCTGTGAACGGCAATGTCCTGATTAACGGCAACGTCACCATCAGCAAGGCTTCTCCGGTCTTGGCTTTATCGAAGGCCGCCTCCGGCCAAAGCAACGTGATTACTGGGCAAACCGGAGGCTCTGCGAGATGGGCTATTGCCCCAGGCAACTCGACGGCTGAATCCGCGGGTAATGTTGGCAGTGACTTCACGATAAGTAGCTACACGGATGGCGGGACTTTTATTGAGAATCCACTCACCATCACGCGCAGTAGCGGAGCAACCGCGCTGAAGTCCCTTAGCGTTGTTGGAGACATAACAACTACAGGGCAGACCGTTCGTATTGGAAATGGCGAGGTCAATTCCAAATCCCTCAACATGATTAGTTCTAACGGAACTAACGCGCGGAATGTTTCTTACTATCTGAACACAAACGGCAATTCTGGGCTGATTGACAATTCAACCAGAACAACAATTGTCCAGTCAAATCCGTTTTCCACCACCTCAGGTTTAGCTACCGTCCTTGTGACGATTCCGGCTTATGGCGCTTCCGTCAATGATTTTGTGACGTTCTCTGGCGCTAGTGCCGTTGGCGGATTGACGCTAAACGGCACATATCAAATTGTCAGCACGCCATCGTCTTCTACCTTCACGATCACTGCCGCATCAAACGCAACATCAACGGTGTTGCAGCCGCCCGGTGGCGGCGGCACGGTCACTGCTGCGTTCCAAGTCACGCCATTCTCGCGCTTCTACACCGATGCGTCTGGCAACTTTACCGCTTATCGTGATTTGCTTGGTGGCGGCACGATAGCGACCACCAGCAATCTGCTGCGCGTTGGTTCTGGCGCGGCCACAAACATACTGCTCCAGCAATGGAATAGCGCTGTTAATGGCAATTATTATCTAAACACTGACGGCACTGCTGGATTTAACGACACAACAAATCTCAAGATTCGCTTTTCTTCAGATACATCTGGCAACTTCTTTACTTACAGCAACATCACTATGCAAACCGCAACTTTGCTTGATGGTGTTTACTACAGCCCTGGTCTAATTTCGTCCCCAGATTCGTACCAAACAATATTGCGTTATTTTCATCAGCCAACCGTGAAGGCTGGCGCTCAGTTTCTTATCGGTGGCGTTACTCTTTTTGAATTTCAAAACAACGGTAACGGCTATGCGCCCAACACTTGGATATCGCTTTCAGATAAGAGGGTTAAGGAAGACCAAAAAACCATCGATGGTGCTTTGGGCAAGCTGGCTCAACTGAATGGCGTTACTTACAAAAGAAACGACATCTCAAAGATTGATGGCTCATCAATTGTTAGCGTTGGCCTTCTTGCCCAAGACGTTGCCGCCGTGTTGCCTGAAGCCGTGGAGGTTACAGGACAGGCACCAGCAAACGACCCTGATGGCCCTGGTCTGATGTCGCTTAACTACAACGGGGTTATTGCCCTGCTGGTTAATGCTGTCAAAGAATTGAGCGCGAAGGTTGATGCGCTTGAGAAGAAGGCTGCTGGCTAACATGCCTCTCCAGAAGCTCCAATTCACTCCCGGCGTGCAGCATGATGGATCGAGATACTCCTCGTCGGGTTCTTGGTCTGAAGCCGATAAGGTTCGGTTCCGTAGTGGTGCGCCGGAAAAAATTGGAGGCTGGCAGCGGGCTACATTGATGCAGTTCTTAGGAACATGCCGTCAACTATTCCCATTCTCTGATTTGGAAGGAAGCTTCTATCTCGGTATCGGCACTAGCTTTAAGTATTACATTGAGCGTGGCGGGTCTATGTATGACATTACTCCGCTTAGAGTAACAAAAACCCAAAGCAATCCGTTCACAACAACTAACGGTAGTAATGTTGTTAAAGTATTAATACCTGATCATGGCGCGACAAATGGGGATTTTGTTACATTTTCTGGCGCTAGTGCTGTTGGCGGTTTGACACTTAATGGTGAATACCAAATCACTTCTGTTGAAACATCGTCTGTGTTTTATATTGCTGCCGCGTCAAACGCGACATCAACCGCAACAGGTGGCGGCACGGTCACTGCCGTCTTCCAAATCAACACAGGCACCAATAGCACACTCTACGCCAATGGCTGGGGTGCTGGCACTTGGGGCGGCATCATTGCCGCAAACAGCGTTTCGTTTACTGGAGCTATAAACAACGGCAGTACTCTTGCTGGCACAACTCTAACAGTATCAGCAATCCCAGCAGGGACAATCGCTCTGATCAATGCTGGTGATTTGGTTACCGGCAGCGGCGTGTCGGTCAGTCCTCCAGGCTCTTCAGCAACTTATATACTCAACCAGCTTACAGGCACGACTGGTGGGCTGGGCACATACACCGTCAGCATATCTCAACTTGTTCCCTCAACCGCCACCATGAGCGCTTTGGAAGGCACTGGCTGGGGCGTTGCCGCTGACACTGAGGTATCCAGTACGCGCCTTCGCCTGTGGTCTAATGATAACTATGGGCAAGACTTGGTTATCAACCCACGCGATGCAGCAATCTATTATTGGCTTAACTCCGGCGGACTTGGAGTAAGGGCTGTCAGGCTTGATAGCTTGGCTGGCGCTTCTGGTGTTCCTGCTGTTGCCCGCCAAATCATGGTGTCATCGCTCGACCGCAAGGTGTTGGCGTTTGGCTGCACCGACATCGTAACCGGAGTTCAGGATCGTCTATTGATTCGTTGGTCAGACAATGAAGTCCCAACTCAATGGACGCCGCTTGAAGACAATGCTGCTGGCGGCCTTCGCATTCCAACCGGCTCCGAGTTCATGTCGGCAATCAAAACTAAACAAGAGGTTCTTGTTTGGACCGAGAGCGCGGTTCATGCGCTAAAGTACATTGGTGCCCCGTTTGAATACACCATCAGTCGCCTGGGCATGACGACCCTAGTCGGGCCAAATGCCATAGCATCATCGAACGATGTGGTCTTTTGGATGGGGGCAAACGGCTTCTTCCAATATGATGGTCGCGTCTATGGTTTGCCCTGCTCAGTCAAGGATTATGTATTCAACGATCTAAACTGGAACCAAGCTGAGAAGATTTGCGGCGGCAGCAACATGTCGTTTAATGAGGTTTGGTGGTTCTACCCAAGCCTGAACTCAGAAGAGAATGATCGTTATGTAGTTTACAACTACAACGAGAAGGTCTGGACCGTAGGTACGATTGTTAGAACAGCGTGGATTGACAGAGGGATTGAAGATTATCCTCGCTCTGCTGGCGCTGACGGTTATGTTTATTTTCATGAGATTGGTCAGGACGATGGTTCAGCTAGTCCAACATTGCCCATTGTAGCTTATATTGAAAGCACACCGATTGAGATTGGCTCTGGCGAAACCTTTGGGTTTGCCTGGAGAATGATTCCTGACTTAACATTCAGGAACAGCAGCGCGGCCAATCCTGTCGTGAACTTTGTTTTGAAAGCGCAAGATTACTCAGGCTCTGCATTTAGCCAGACTAGCGACAATAACGCCACGCGTATCTCGAATACAACCACCTCTGGCGGCATAACAACCGTCACGTTCCCGGTTGAGCAGTTCACTAGCCAAACATACTTTCGCCTGCGTGGCCGCATGATGTCACTGCGCGTGCAGAGTGATGGACTTGGCGTGGCGTGGCGTCTTGGTGTACCCCGTGTTGATATTCGTCAGGATGGACGCAGATGAGCCAAGGCCGCACAAGACTTCCTCTCGCGACTGATGATTGGGAACGGGTCTGGGGCGACCAGCTTATTCGGGCAATCGACGATAACCTTGACGCTGCCTTTGCCAACGTGGCGGCTACGCCTACCGGCTCTGGAACTGTTACTAGCGTGGCCGTGTCTGGCGGCACGACAGGCATAACTACGTCTGGCGGCCCTATTACCACCTCTGGCACTATAACCCTTGGCGGCACCCTTAAAATTTCCAATGGTGGCACTGGCGCAACAACAGCGGGTACGGCGCTGACCGCCCTGGGGGCAGCGCCATTAGCTAGCCCGACCTTCACGGGAACTGTGACAATACCAGCGGGAGCAAGCATTTCTGGCTATGCGACTAGCGGCGCTAACAGCAGCATCACTAGCCTTAGCGGCCTAACCACTCCGTTAAGTTTGACTCAGGGCGGCACAGGCGCAACGAACGCCGCAGACGCCAGAACCAATCTTGGAATTACTGGCGGCGGCTCAGTGATTAGCGTGGATGTTTCTGGCGGAACAACTGGGCTGACCACAACTGGCGGCCCAATTACAAATTCCGGCACCATCACCATTGGCGGAACGCTGGCTATTGCTAGCGGCGGCACTGGCGCAACAACGGCAGGAACTGCGCTGACTGCTCTTGGAGCAGCACCCTTGGCCAGCCCAGCCCTAACAGGAACGCCAACCTCAACCACGGCTGCGGTTGATACATCAACAACGCAAATTGCCACAACCGCATTTGTTACTGGGCAAGCTGCCAGTGTTGCCCCTCTAATTAACGGAACGGCTGCAACCGGAACCAGTCTTCGCTATGCGCGTCAGGACCACGTTCACCCTACCGATACGACGCGCGCTCCTTTGGCCAGCCCGACATTCACTGGCACGGTAACCATCCCCGCAGGCGCGAGCATTGCTGGCTACGCCACAAGCGGCGCGAACTCTAACATCACAAGCTTAACCGGACTGACCACGCCGCTAAGCATCTCGCAAGGCGGCACAGGCGCTACAAACGCGACTGATGCTAGGACCAACCTCGGCATCACTGGTGGTGGTTCAGTTACCAGCGTGGCCGTGTCTGGCGGCACGACAGGTCTGACCACCTCTGGTGGGCCAATCACCACCTCGGGCACCATAACTCTCGCAGGCACCCTGGCCGCTTCCAATGGCGGGACAGGCGCGTCTACTCTGACTGCCAACAACGTCTTGCTGGGTAATGGCACAAGTGCTGTTCAGTTTGTTGCCCCTGGCACAACCGGCAACGTGCTGACATCTAACGGCACGACCTGGACATCAGCGGCTTCCGCAGCGCCCACTACCGGCACCGCTGGTTACGCCTTCACCGGAAACGGGGCTTCGCCTGCCACCTTCCAGGGATTCTTGCAGTCCGGAACGGGAGCGACCACCCGCACTTGGCAGAATAAGGCGGCTGATTTTGTTAGCGTGAAGGACTTTGGTGCGGTTGGTGATGGCACCACAAATGACAGAGCCGCTATTCAGGCTGCGTTGAACACGGGGAAGAACGTCTATCTGCCGCCGGGCAACTATCGCATTGCGTCTGGCTTGTCGATGGTTGCTAGCGGCCAGCGGATGTATGGGGAAGGCGGCTCTGGTTGGTTAACAGTCATTGAGTGGGATGGCGCTAGCGGAACCAATGTCATTACCATTTCTGGTTTGCAGCACTGCATTATTGATTCAATCAACATCCGGCGCAAGCCCGGATCAACTACCGTAACAAGTGGTCACGCTGTTTCCTTTCAAGATAATGCTTATTTTTGCGAAGTTAGAAATTGCAAAATAACGCAAACTGGTAACGGCGTTTTAGTGGCTGGGACTGGCAATCAAGTTACTAACTGCGAATTGCGTGAGTTTTCTGGTAATTATGGTATTAAATATTATGGAGAAACTTCTATTCTTCAAAGTTTTAGATGTGTAATTCAGCGCGTCGTTATAGATAACGGTTTGTTTATTTCTGCAATTTCCAATGCTTCTTCGGCTGTCGTTACAACAATATTTAATCACGGGCTAACAACCGGCAACACTGTTTTAATTGAAATCCCGCCTGCTGGGGGCATGCCTGGAGCCAATGGCACCTGGGCAATAACAGTTCTTAGTAGCACGACTTTTAGTATTCCTTATAACTCAACAAGTTCTTCTGCTTATACAGGAGGTGGTGTTGTAACCTCAACTGCAATTAGCTTTACTCATCTTATTTATGAGTCATACGCCCACAGTTTAATAGTTGAGTCTTCCGCATTTTTATGGGGAGGCACTGCTGTGCTTATGAACGACAGTGTTGGAGCGACCTATACCCAGGCGAACCATTCATTTCCAACATGGCTTCATGCTTTTGATTTAGAATGTGATCATCAATCAAATGATGCGATTCGTCTTTATGGTGGTGAAGGCTGCTTTATTACTACAAGCTGGATTGGTTCCAGTTACAATGCTAACGGTATTGTTACGGATGTTAATTGGCGCAGCGAACTTTTAGTCACCAATAGCCGCATTTACGCAAATGGTCAGTTTGGTATTTTGTTAAATATTGGTTTTGGTTCTTTTATAAATAACAACATTATTGCTTATAATTCTGTAAAATCTATAGGAAGTTATGCTGGGATTGGTGTTGGCTCTAATGTTTCTAAATTTTCTATTACAGGAAATAATATTACCAATGATACTTCGTTTATAAAGCCAGGAGGCGGCAGCAATCCGTTAGACCCAACCCAGGGTTGGGGAATTTTTATTGTTGGCGGCACAACAGATTATTATCAAATTGTTGGCAATGTAATAAACAATAATATTACAGCTAACATTTATGATGGAGCCACAAGCGCAACCAACAAAATAGTCCAAGACTACACTGTGAATGGCGGCGGCTTGAAGATGACCGGCAATTTGATTTCAGCAAGCATCGCCCCTTTGGCTGACAATATCTACCAGCTTGGCGCTAGCGGTGGGCGGTGGACGGCTGTTTGGGCAGTCAACGGAACCATTCAGACATCTGACCCTTCCCTCAAGACCAACATCTCCCCGCTGCCTTCGGCATTGCCCATCATCCAAGACATTGATCCTGTTACCTTCAAGTGGATATCAGGCGGTCTTGTGCCGGAGAAGAGGATCACCAGAAAGCAGTTGCCAATCCTGGGCACCGAAGACTTCACTGAAGAAGATGTTGAAGAGACGGTCTACGTCGATAGACCCGGCAAGCGCACGCACTGGGGCTTCTTGGCGTCTGATGTGAAGGCCGCCTTCGACAAGACTGGCCTTGATTTCGGTGGGTATGTTAAGGACGAAGAAGGCACGGAACATCTTCGCCCAGACCAACTGATACCTGTGCTATGGAAGGCCGTCCAAGAACTTAAGTCAGAGTTTGACAGCTACAGAAAAGAGCATCCAGAAGCATCTCCTGTTGCTACAACGGAAGCGAAAATCTAAGGAAACCCCATGGACCGCGCAGTAAGACATCTAGCAAGCTATGGTCGCCATGGAGACGATACCCTCCTCCATGTGAGCCGCGCTGAGCTTGCTGGTATTCGCCAGCTAACCGGCAAGGGCTTCACCACAAACCCAGATACAGGGTTGCCCGAAGCTTTCAACTGGGCAAAGGCCATCCTGCCAGCTATCGCTGGTATCGGCATCACAGCCCTCACAGGCGGCCTTGGAGCGCCTGCCGCGCTGGCCGCTGCCGCTGGTGCCGCTGGCTCTGGTGCTGCCTCCTTCGGCATTGGCAAGGCCCAGGGCGAGTCTACAAACCAAGCTTTGATGGGCGGCCTTATCTCTGGCGCGACTAGCTTTGCTGGTGGGCAATTGCTAAGCGGCGTTGGTGGGGCTGCTTCTGGCGCTGCCGGCGATGCTATTGGGCAAGGGACGACTGAGCTAGGCAAGGGCGCTTTGGATAACTTGACTCAAACCGGCGTTTCTATGGCTAAAGAGGCGGGGTCTATTGGCACTCCCACCGCAGCTCTATTTTCTGGCGCTCCAGGCTCTCTTGCCCCAGGCATAACGGATGCGGCGGCAGCAGCCGCGTCTCCCGCAACCGATCTTGCGTCAGGCGTTGGCCAAAGCTTTTCAAAGCTTGGCGATAGGTTCTCCAGCGCAGTGTCTAATCCAGGGACGACGATATCCCAGATCGGCACTAACATTCAAAAAAACCCCATGTCTGCGCTGATCACTGGCGCTGGCCTGTATAGCAGCGGAGCCACGCCAACCAGCCAGCCCAGAATTCCAAGGGAAGCGCCATACGACCCCAGCAAATACCCGGAAAGATTTCCGGCGCAGCAGCCGCGCTATACGCCAGACCCCGCTGGGTATGTCCCTGGCATCAGCCCTGAGCGCAATTACAACTTCGCCAAGGGCGGTCTTGCCTCTCTCCGTGGCGAGGAGGGCATGACGGCCAACATCGTGAATGAGGCTAAGGCAGCCCTGCTCAACGAACACCCCCGCCCCAAAGAAGCTCTGGCGCGGTTTGAAGGCATGTTCGGCGCTGATGCCCTCGGCATGCTGCGGGACAGGATAGCTGGCGGTCGCACCACTGGTCCTGGCAGCGGGATGGATGATCTTATCCCCGGCACCATTGAAGGGCGTCAGAAGGTGAGGCTGGCAGACGGCGAGTTCGTGGTGCCTGCCGATGTGGTTTCTGGCCTGGGCGACGGCTCTACAGATCACGGCGTTCGCCGCTTGCATGAGATGATGAACTCCGTCAGGAAGCAGAGGACGGGCAAGGAAACCCAGCCCAAATCCATCGGCGGAAAGATTACTCTGTGAACATCAGCTTCGTTCCTCCCAACCACATCAATGATGTCTGGGAGGCAGTCGAAGGATTTCTTGCCCCTGCCGTTAAGGTGACGAACGGCAGATACATGGTGGAAGACATTCACGCAGCAACGCGCAAAGGCGAGATGCAGCTTTGGATTGCTTTTACTGACGAAAAAGATATTATCGGCTGTGAAGTTACGGCAATCAGCGAGTATCCATCGCGCCGCTTTCTCACATCTTTGTTTACCGGGGGCAATGAACTGCGCTCCTGGCGTGATAAAATGATGCAAATCCTTATGCGCTGGGCTGAAGATAACCAATGCAGCGGGATTGAGGGTTATGGTAGGGAGGGCTGGATCAAGATGCTCGAACCTTATGGTGTTAAGCGCGGTCTAGTCATGTTCGAGAAGGATTTGTAAGATGGGCGGTAGCAGCGGCGGCGGCAGCGCGCCAACAACCTCAACGACCAACACGTCGAACCTTCCTGAATACGCACGGCCATACTTCGAGCGGATGATGGGCCGCGCCGAAGAGGAAAGCAACAAACAGTACACGCCGTATCAAGGCCAGAGATTGGCCAATACCGCAGGTGACACTGAGGCTGGGTACCAGAAGCTTCGTGATACAGCTGCGTATGGGGTACCAGAACTCTCAAGCGTCCAGGCCATCGCGAACCGCGCTCAAGGCGTTGGCTTTGATGCTGGTGGCTATAAGTCAAATGCCATTCAGCAAGACGCTTTCGGCCAGCAGCAGGCTGATCAATACATGTCTCCGTACATGGAGAATGTTATCGGTAGGCAGAAAGAAGCTGCGCTGCGAGACTACAATGAAGGTCGTCCTAGCCGCGACGCGCAGGCCATTCAGTCTGGGGCGTTTGGTGGATACCGAGACGCAATCCAGCGGGGTGTTGCCCAGCGTGGTCTAGCCAATCGCATGAACGACATCGATGCGTCTGGCAGGCAGCAGGCATACAACAATGCCCAGCAGCAATTCAACGCAGACAGACAAGCTTCAATGGGGGCGCAGACCACCTCGGAACAGCAGCGCCTTCAGGCCGCTCAGTACGGTCTGTCTGGTGCTGGCTTGGCCTTGCAGGCCGGTAAGGACATTGGCGCTTCCGGTATGCAGCGTCAGGGCAGCGAGCTTCAAATGGCCAATGCCCTACAGCAGCAAGGCTTGGCCCAACAGGGCTACGCGCAGAAAGGTCTTGATATCGGCTACGAAGATTTCAACAGACAGATGGGCTTTGATAAAAATCAAATTGGCTATTTGTCTAGCATTCTTCGTGGCGTTCCAGTTCAGGCGTCTACAACCACAAGCAATTACTCCAATCCAAATCCCCTAGCCCAGCTTGGTGGACTTGGGATTGCTGGCTACAGTTTGCTGCGGTAGTTGATAGGACAGACAGATGAATCTCCTCAGCATCCAAGACGCTCTTAAGAACGCATCTGACCAGCAGCTAGTGCAGTTGATGCGGGCACCGGACAGCACAACTCCGTCCTACTTGGTGGTGTCGGAACTCAACCGCCGCAAGCAGATGAGGATGAAGCAGGCTGAGCCGCCGAGCGGGACTGTTGCTGAAGACCTGACTAGCGAAGAAAACATGCAAGCCCCTATGGGGATTCGCAGCCTTCAGACGCCCGAGCCTGGGGATGAGGAGTATCGTCCAGAAGACGAAGCTGGCATTGAAGCCATGCGCGAGGGTGGCATTGTTCGGATGCAGGCTGGTGGACCGCCGCCTTCTGGTGAGCGGCTTCCTATGTTCCGTTCATTCAGCCCGCCACCAATGGCAGAGGCTGACAATTCCAGCCTTATGTCTACGGCGGAACAAGAGCTTCAGCGTTTGTACAGGTCCGACCCGTCAGCGCGCAGAAACCAAGCCCTCATTGATCAGACCGCCTCCACATACGGAGTTTCGGCAGATGCGCTGCGTGAGAGGCTTGGGATTGCGGCTCCAGTTACGCCTCCTCCCGCCACCACTCCTGCGGCTCCTCCTACCGCTGCCGCTACCACCACTCCTGCAACCACCGAAGGCAGGCCAACCCCAACCTCCGCTCAAACATTACCGCTCCCTCCAGAGCCTCCCCGTGGCGGCCCTCCCGCTAGCGGCGTCAGGACGCTAACACCCAGCGCGGCACCCGCCGCAGCCACTCCTGATGGATTGCCCACTCTCCAACAGAACATGGAGAGAAACCTTGGAATGTTCCCTGGCATTCCCCAGGAACTGATGGACCGCATACGGGATTCCCGTACTAACGAAGGCGACCGCCGTAGAGAAGCGCAGAACATGGCGTTGCTTGAGGCTGGTCTTCGTATTGCTGGCTCCAACAATCCCAACTTCCTTGGGGCAATTGGTGAAGGCGCTACGCCCGCTGCTCAGACCTATGCCCAGCAGCTTGGCCAGATTCGTCAAGACCGACGCGCTGACATTCAGACCGATCTGGCGGTTGCCCAAGCTGATCTCCAGCGCCGTTACATGGCGGGTCAAATCAGTGCCGCTGAGTTGCAGCGTCAGACTCAAATGCTGATGTCAAGAGAAGAGCGTGCCGCTCGTCTTGAGGCGGCGCGTATTTCGGCAGGTAGTTCGGCAAACGCCAATGAAATGGCAAACAGACGCCTTGACTTGACAGAACGCAATGCATTGGCGGCTCGGCAGCACACTGCCCGCATGAACGCCGTTAGAGATGTAAACAAAGAAGTTGGCGACGTAATGAGCGACCCCATGCGCCGCGAAGCAATCAGGTCATCCTTGAGGCAGCCCGGTCAGCCAGCCCCCACAGACAATCAGATCATGGCCGCCCTAAGGCGCGATGCTATGAACCGCATATTCCCTAGTTATGATCTTGAAATTCCAGCCCAAATAAGTGACACCGCTAGACCGGGAGCAACCGTACAGTCGGGAGTTCCTCGCTAATGCCCTACTACGTTCGGCTGCCAGATAACAGGGACATTGAGTTTCCTGACAATTACCCGCGCGATGATGCCGTTCGTATCGCTAGAGATATATTTCGGCAACCAATTGAACAGCCAGCCGTAGCAGCGCCTCCCGAAGAAAGGTCTTTGCTGGGTGGCGCTATAAGCCGTGGGTACAACACACTTCAAAGCAACCTTGGCTCTGCCGCTGAAGGTGCTGGCAGCGTCCTTGGCATTGAGAGCTTACGCAACTACGGCGCTGAATCTCGTAGGAGAAACCAGCAGGAAGCTGAACAGGCTCAACCAGCAGATCGTCGCGCCACCTTTGAGGATGCCAACTCCTTCGGTGGTTATGCTAGGGCAACAGGACAGGCGGTAGCAGAATCCCTCCCAGCTACCGGCCTTGGCCTTGCCGGTGGTGTTGCTGGTGGCATTGCTGGCGGTGCGCTTGGCAGCTTTCTTGGACCAGTTGGAACTGTCGCTGGCGCAACGGGAGGCAGAACTCTAGGCGCTTTCCTTGGTTCGTCATTGGCTTCTTTGCCCACGTTCTATGGCAGCAACCGTCAGCGTCAGATTGAAGAAAGCACACCAAGAGACGCGCAAGGCAGACCGACCGGCGAAGGCACAGTCAGCAGCGAAGCCGCCGCCTTTGGCGCTGCTGTACCCCAGGCGGCAATGGAGGGCGTCACCGACGTTCTCCTTGCTGGTCTTGGTAGGTTCTTCCGTGGCGGCGTTGAAGAGGTAGGCAAAGCATTCTTGCCGCGCGTTGCTCAAGGCATTGGCGTTGGTGCTGCAAGTGAAGTTCCCACTGAGGTTCTTCAGCAGGCGCTAGAGCGCGCGCAGGCTGGCCTGGACCTTCAGTCCCCTGAAGCCTACCGGGAATACCGTGAAGCCACCATCGCGGCTATTGCTGCTGGTGGTACAATGGGTGGTGCCGTCAGCGGCGCGCTGGGCAGACGCCCTGCCCCAGCCACTGCGCGCGAACGGGAAGAAGAAGCTCCTCCCCAGCCCGGTCAAACGCCAGCGCCTGAAGCAGTGGCAGAGGGAGCGCCCGTCGAAGCTCCCGTGGTCCAGCCGTCAGAAGCCGCAGTTCCCAATGGTAATGAGGTGCCAACAGGCGGCGGCATTACGCCCGAGGCTGCCACCCCAATCACCGCGCCAGCACCCGTTCAGATGCCTGAGCAAGCCGCCCCCGAGATTGTTGAGGGGCAACCCCAGGCTCAGACCGCAGAGCCGTCAGCCGCGCCCGTAGCGCCTCCTGTTGCCCCTGTTGAACCCGCTCCGATTACTGGGTTCACAACCGCGCTAGGCAGCACATACGAGATTAATGAAGAGGGGCAAACAAGCCGCACCAAGAACTCTCCCGGTCGCGGCCAAGGCAAAACCTATGAACCGCACAATGTTCTCTTTGTTGACCCGGACGAAGCGCTAAACATTTTAGAAGATATGCGTGGCGGCGGTAACTATCGTTTTGTTGTAGATGATCCTGCCGGACCTCGCCCTATTGGGGTAGGTGAATCTATATCTGGTAAGCGCGTCGCTCTTGCGGTGTTCAACCAAGACGGAACATTTGATCGTTATGTTCCGGCAAAGACTCAGCCTGCCGTTGGATTGTCACCTGTTGAACTTCGTTACGACACCAATGAAGCTGGCGAGGTTATGTCGAACCGCCACATTGGCAACGTCATCACTGAGGTTAGAGGAGCAGCGCCCGCTGAGCAATCCGCCCCAGTCCAGCCTGAGCCTGCCGCATCTGCCCAGCCTATGGCTGTTGCAGAAGGGGAAACTCGCAAGGCCATCTGGAATGGCCCAGACTACGACATGCCCGTCGATGTCTATCCTGATCCGCCAGAAGCAGCGCCGGACGGCACGCTATATTCTCGCGTGTCTTACGGTGGGCAAGATACTTATCTCCCAACCAACGACCTGAAGTTTAGCGAACCCGCGCCTGTTGAGGAGACAAGCAAGAAGCCCGCCGCCACAAGCCAGCCCATCTCTGTTTACTCAGAGGTGAAGAGGGGCAAGGACATCTTCCCGCCTGGGAATAAGCCAGTTAAAGCAGGCGCTCCCAAAGCAAAGACAAAGTCCGCTGCCGCAAAGGGCGCGACTGGAGGTCTGCCTCCTATCGGTCAGCGCGTCCCGCCCGTAACGCAGATCATGGCTGACGGCACTGAGCTACAGATCGAATACAATGTTGTAGCTAAGGCACTAAGCAAAAGATTTGGTCAGCTAGGCTGGAAGATTCAGCCATCCAAGATCGAACGGTTCTTCACGGTCTTTCAAGACCACATGTTGCCGGTCGCCAGGATGGTAGACAGCATCAAAGCCGCTGGCGGCAACGTCTTGCAGGCAATGAACACCTATGTTCAACAGGACTTGCTAAGCGGCAGAACTGCCGACATGCTAAAGCAGCGCAATGAAGGCATGTACCAAAGGCTGATCAACGGCATTGCTAACTCTAAGGTTGGCATGACCGACTTTGAGAACTACCTCTACGCTCGCCACGCTGAAGAGCGGAATAACTACATCGCCACCATCAATCCAGAAATGCCTGATGGCGGTTCCGGCATGAGCAATGCAAGGGCGAAAGAAGTCTTGGATGAGTTTGCTGGCGCAGGAAAAATTCCTGAGCTTGAGAAGCTTGCTGTAATGTTTGACGCAATCATTGCTGACACTAACAAGCTGCGTTCCGAGTATGGCCTTACCCCAGACTTCTCAACAATGACTGTTGATTCTGAGGGCAAGCTTCTTCCAAACTATCAGAACTACGCCCCGCTCAAAGGCTTTGCTGATGAGAGCGTGGATGCAGATGAACCCATCAATGAGTTCCGCCCGAAGGGTAGCCGCATGCTTGGCGCTAAGGGGCGCGAAGACATGCAGGCCATGGGCCGCAAGCGCATGGCGGGCGATATCGTTGCCCATGCCATGATGCAGAACACCCAGGCCGTGGTGCGCTCTCAAAAGAATGCGGTGGGCCAATCCTTCCTTGAGATGCTGAGGGCAAACCCAGAGCAGACAAAGGACATCGCTCAAATCCTTAGCCGCCCAATGACCAGAACCGCCATTGTGAATGGCGTGGTCAAGGTTGTGCCCGACATCATGTACAAGGGTAGACCAGATATCCTTGTGGTCAAGGAAGGCGGTAAAGAAACCGTTGTTCAGATTAAGGACGAAGCAATCGCTCGGTCCATGATTGGTGCGACATCTAGCTCGCCAACAACAAACAACGCATTGATCAAGGGCATGATTGCCCTCAACAGCTACTTGGCTAAGATCAATACTGCGTACAACCCTGAGTTCATGATCACTAACTTCCTCCGTGATCTTCAAACCTTCGGCGTGAACGTCGAGCAATTTGATGTTGACGGCCTTCGCTCTGACTCGATCAGGGATGTCAGGGCCGCCATGTCCGGTATCCGCGACGTGGTGCGCGGCACCGACAATAACCCGGAGATGGCTGGCTACTACAACCGCCTCAAGGAACTAGGCGGAACCAACGAAGCCTATGGTTTTGCCGATCTCGACACTCGCATCAATGAGATCAACGAAACGATGGCGAAGACTGGCACGAACGCCAAGTCTTGGAAGGATATGGCCAAAGTCATTGCCCCGGTCGGTAAGTTCATTGAAGACTACAACACCATTGTTGAGAACGGTATCCGCACATCCGTGTTTAAGAATATGGTGGAGCGTGGCATCAACGAACAGCAGGCTGCGTATATTGCCAAAAACGTGACGGTCAACTTCACGAAGGGCGGCGAGAACCGCGTCTTTATGAACGCCATGTATCTGTTCTACAACGCATCCCTCCAAGGCACGATGGCTATGGTCAATGCCATGGGCCGCTCCAAGAAGGTGAGGAGGATCGTTGCTGGCATTATGGTCGCTGGCCTGATGCAGGACGCCTTGAACAGCATGCTGTCTGGCGAGGATGAGGATGGCGAGAAGGTCTATGATAAAATCCCGGATCATATTCTGAAGCGTAGCTTCATTATGATGGATCCTTTTGGCCTTACCGAGCGCGGTTATCTCAGCTTCCCAATGCCCTATGGCTTCAATGCCTTCTTCAATATGGGCAGAGAGATGGGCAAGGTTGCGCGTGGTGCGTCCACCCCAATGGATGGTGCGGGCAATATCCTTGGCACATTCCGCGATGCCTTCAACCCAGTGGGTGGGGGCGAGAGCTTCTTGAATTTTGTTGCCCCAACAATAGCCGATCCTCTCGTAGACATTGCCAGGAACAGAGACTTCGCTGACAGGCCCATCGTGCCAGAGCGTGGTGGCTTCGGCGTCCAGCCGCCAGAGAGCCAGAAGTATTGGAACAACACTTTCGCTCCGTTCGTTGGTATCTCTAGTTTCTTGAACGAACTTACGGGCGGGACAACAGTCATCCCAGGCGCGGTCGATATCAGCCCGAACATGATCAACTACTTGTTCAACTTTGCGACTGGTGCCGCAGGCAAGTTCGTTGAGCGCAGCTTCACCACCGCCACAACAACCATCCCGTCCATGTTGGCCGGTGATTTCTCAGAAGTCGAGGCGCGTGAGATTCCTCTGGCTCGTTCCCTGATTGGGAACGTCACATCGCGCAACGACATGGAACGCTACATGCAGCGCACACAGGAGGTTCTGCAAATCCGCCAGGAGATCAGGGCAGCCAATGAAGCCGGGGATTCCGAGCGGGTTGCTGCGGCTTTTGAGAGATACCCTGGCCAGATCGAGATCATGGACAGCATCAACAAGCTGTCCAGAGATAGAAGTAAGCTGACCCGCGATATCAACTCTATCAGTAGAAATGAGAACATCCCTGAAGATGTTAAACGTGATCTGATCAAGCAGCTTCGTGATCAGCAGAACCAACTGGTTGGTCTAGCCAATAGGCTTTACAACCAGCGGGTCACTAACAGGGACTAGGCGTTGCCCTTTTGACCGTGGGTCATCTTCTCGGCCCACTCTATTTCCTTGATCCTTCTCCGCGCTTCTTCAGCGGAGCTGGCCATGAACTTCATGGCGTTGTCGATGTTCGACGACGCCGCGCGTGGCGAAGAAATAAACATCAAGTAAGTCCAGAACGCGGAGCCGAGGGCGGCCAGCATTGTGGACGGCTCGATATCACGCTCTCCAACGAACTCAATGGCAGAATTGACGGCGACCAATGCGAACTCTTCGCCCATCTCCCTCTCTTCTGGAGTCATGTCTTCAGTGGATACGATCTTATCAGTCATTGACAATCTCCTCCATGACTGAAGCGTAACCAGCGATGTCGATGTGGCAGTCTTGATGGCCTGGGCTATGCATCAACCGGGCAACCTTAACCAGCAGCATCATCATTGCCACGTCATACGGGGTGATTTGAAAATCCATATCCTTGTATTCGCAGTCAGTCTTCCACGTCGCGGTGCGCTCTTGCAGCCACATCGTCCAGAGCTTTGCGATACGCATGTGGTTTACATACTTATCGCCGTAGTCTTCAGCTCTTTGCCCACCAACCAAATTGGCTGCGGCACTTAGCATCTCTTCTGATTTCATTTCTTGTCCCTTTTGAAACAGCTTATGACTGAGGGCACAATGCCTCCCAGGAAACCAGCCGCCAGTACGGCAACGAAGTACACCAGTGCCAGGATCACATCGAACACCATCACTTCTTAGGCGTCAGCTTGCCCAGCATGATCTCCCCAAAAGGCTTGAGAAGCTTTGTCTCGACGCTGAGAACGTGGTCGGGGAGCAGATCATCAAGGTTCTGCATCTCGCTATAGGGCAAGCTGAATGACCAGCGGTCACCCTCACGCATAGCAAACCGCTTGAACTCTGTCTCGTTGAAGTCAGCCACCTTGGTGGCCAAGGGCACATCTTCCATTGTCTCTCCTAGATATCCAAGAAGTTGTTCTCAAACCGCTCTCTTAGGGCAAAGAATCTTTCCCGCGCATCGCGGCTGGTCTTGAGTTCCGCCCTGCTTTCGATCTTGCAGTAAGCCCTGACACCATCAGTGCAGGCTTCCTCAGAGGCAAAGACTGCAAGCTGAACCCGAACCATCCATTGCTGAAACTTGGGGTTGCGGCAGAGCATGGCTGCGCTCTGCACAGCCCTGTCTCCCTCCTCCATATCCCGGCCCTTAACGGGCTGGTCATGGTCATCCAGCAGGACCATGGCGATCTGATAGCGACAGCCCACAGGCTGCGCCAGGAGGTCCACAGGGACATCTCCGGGGTGGATGGAGAGGGTGATGTAGGTACCCTTCCCATCCTGCCTCACAGATATCTTCTTGCCCTCAAAGGACATCGCGGCGTCTCTGATCCTCATGAGGGCAATCCTTTACTCAGCGCGCCAGATGCGGATGCCGCCCACCTCATCAGCCGAGCGGAACTTCTTGTCGAGGCGTTTGCCCTCGCGGCTGAGGAAGACATACAAGGTGTTCTTGGCGAACGAACCAAGCACCTTGATGCTGTCGCCGACTTCCATAACGTCGAGCAAGTTGCGCGCATCATGGCCGATCACAGGCGGGCGACCGGCATTGACGCCGATAGTGCGTTCTGGAATCGGGTGACCCTTCTCAATCTCAATCATCTACAATCTCCTTGATTGTTGCGTATACGTTGGCTTCTCCCCGCTCTCGCCAGGATGATCCATGCAGTCCGATCTCATCACCGATCTGCCATTTGTTCCCATCTTCACGGGGCAATAAATCCACGATGCGGATTATCAACCCATTGAAGTGCGGATTTTCTGCGAATACTCGCACCATGTCAATGGGTCTACGCCCTTCAAATCCCACCATGTCTTTTCATCTCCATAGTTATGCAATTCCATGTGGTGTTCTGGACACAGTGGTACCGCCCAGTCGTCACCAGATTTCTTGCTCATTGCTGAGGGTTCCGCGAACATCAAGTGATGTGCGTGAGCATGGCGTTTACAAATCAAGCAGCCATTCGTCCTCACCCACGCAAGGTGCTTGCTCGACCTTAACCGCATTGATGTTCTCCAATTCAGATTGGGGCACCATCCAGCAGCGCCCCTTTTCAGATTTGAATATCCAGTCATTCCGTAGCTTAGCTTTGCCAGCAAACATCCAGCCAACCAGCAGGAAGTTTGGAGGGTCGCATGTCACAAGGACAACGCGCTGATCGTCCTTGTCTTTCTCTCCGATAATCAGGGAGCCGTCCGATCTGGTGGTTGATCTCACCTCCAGATATCCGCCAACATCTGGGCAATTGATCCCCTCGACGCCGGACCAGTACATGTTCAATCCCTTGGCGGTCGCCATCTCTGCCATGCAAGACATGATGTCAATCGAATCCCGGACATGGGACATATCCAAGACCGAGTGCTGCTTGGCATTGCGCCCTAGGGCAGAGATGTATCTCTCTGCCCCGTGACTGCTAGCCACTCTCATTTCGTTAGGAGAGAGGACAACCCTTTTCATTAGAAGGGAATGTCGTCGTCAACGGGAGCGGGCTTCTGCTCAGCCTTCTTGTAAGGTTTGTCAGCCTTAAGCGAGAGGAAGGTGGAGCCAGACTTGCTGGTCTTCTTCCAGCCAGCGAGGTCCATGTTAATCTTCTCGCCAGCCTTGGCCTGCTCAACCATGATCTTTAGCAGATCACGATCAATCTCAAGGTTGCCCCTGTAGTCAGGGTGCTTGTCGCTGGTCTTGCGCTCGTTGGTGAACAACGCGCCGCCAGGAGGATATGATCCACTCATCGTCTTAGCCTTTCAGTTCTTTTGCGCGGACTTTGAAAGCCTCGACCACGCGCGCGTATTGGTCAGGGCTGCCTGCCTTGAGATGGTTCAAGGCGTTGGTGTTGCTGTCGGCATTCCAGAACTCTTTGAGTTCATCGTAGGTCTTGGCCGTGGGAATGAACTGGATGAAGATTTGCTCCACCATATTCCAGTCACCTTCCTCGCCGGGCAGATCGATGGGCTTCTCAACAGGCTTAGCCACCGGCTTGGGCGCTGGCTTAGGCGGGTCAAGATCGAATGCGCCAGGGTTTGTGGCGTCGGCGTCGATGTCCTTCTCGCCGCTAGCAACCGCAAACGTCTGCCGCATGAACACCTTGTCCACATAGGACATGGCAGAGCCGACAGTCTGCGCGCCCTGAAAGGGATGAACGATACTAAGGGTTGAGAAACCTTCGATAACATCACCGCTCTCATGGTAGAGATCGATTATGTACTTAGACTGGACGCCAAGCTTGGGCGTGGCGGTGGTAAACGCGATCTCCTCCTCGCGAATAACCCACATCAATCCGTTCTTCGATGCGGCGTCAGCCACCGTCTCGTAGTACCGATCAATGCTCACATACTTATAGTTGCCATGGGGGTTGAGCGTGTTTTTGCCCAACGTGCCAACGTCCTGGCGGGTTTTGACAACCGCCTTGACGATGTTTGCGCTAGTCGTATCCATCACTGTTCTTCTCCTTTAAGTTTCTTAAACTGCTCGCACCATTGCGATACTGAACAAAAACTCTCACAGCGAGTGTTAAGACCGGGCCGCTCTTCAAGCTCTGCCTTGTTGGCTTTGGCAAACTCTTCAGCGTCATCCCGCTCATTCCACTCGAAGACCTTGAGCGCGCGCTTACCGCCCGGCTTCACTACACCCAACTTGCCGGGGCGATACCACCGCTCGTCATCACTGCACTCTGGAAGCGATTCTCCCCACTCCTGAAGGCGCTGCGCCTCTTGGTGTAGGGCAACCCTACCCTCAAGGTATGACAGCCTCTCAGCCTCATCCCAGAGGCGCTGAGGAACCATGGAGATAGGTGCCTTAGGGTAGCCTTCCTTATAACCAGCCTCATGCCTATTCCAATCACGGCACACGGCAATGATCTGAAGACCGGTGACCTTATAGTTCTTGGTCCTCTCGACCAGATGGGCATAGAGGTTAAGCTGCCTTTCCCAGTCAGCCTTGTTGTTCATGATTGCCCATGCTGAAGTGAGCTTGTAGTCGGAGATGATAACCTCATGATCACCCGCGCCGTTGATGCCCAGGCTTTGAAGATCAACGCCGCCAGAGATTGTCCACCCGTTAACATCTAGGAATAGGCGTTCTTCAGGAAGATGCTCGCTATCAGCGCCCTGCTCGACCACATGATGAAAGGCTTGGCCCATCAGCGGCCAGACCATCTCACTCACGTCGGTCGTGATCTCATCCTCGTGCTTCTCCCGGAGGACGCGCACACGCGGACTGTCAATGATCTGCGTGACCGACAGCCGGGACTTGCCCCTGGAGTATCGGTCGCGCCTCGCCAGATTGACTAGCGTCTGAGGCAAGCCCAGGTTATTGGTTATCTTTGCCAATGAGTTTCTCTCTCGTGGTTATGGGCGTTTATCCCATACCAATAAGCGACGGTCAACACGTCAACCAGAAAAAAAGTAGAATTTTTTGGCAACATGAAAGGGAATTAATGTGGAGGTTTATCTGGTTGTCAAGGGTGAGCCAGCCAGTAAGGCCAATAGCCGGAGGCTAGTCACCATTGGTGGGAAGCCCCGCTCTATCAAGTCAGCGAAGGCGCTGAGCTATGCTGACGCCTTCAACCTTCAGGTCCAACCAGTCGAACCTCTCCTTGAGGGAGAGCTAGCTGTGACCATGCACATTCATTACGCAAGCCAGCGCCCCGATCTGGATGAGAGCCTCATCCTCGATTTGCTTCAGGGCAAACTGTATGCGAACGACCGGCAAGTGAGAGAGAGGCATGTCTATCATTTCATAGACAAACTCAATCCCCGCACCGAGATATGGATCAGACCTAGGTCTAGTTGCCCAGCAATCTGAGACGGACATGACCAATGCCGGTGATGCCCAGAACCTCAGCCGCCCCGCGCGACAGGTCCAGTATCCGGCTCGACACATACGGGCCACGATCATTGATGCGGATAATCACCACACGGCCGCGGTGCCTCACCTCAACGATAGAGCCAAGCCTCAAACACCTCGATGCGGCGGTTAGATGTGCACTCCTGAAAGCCTCACCAGAGGCGGTAGGGCGGCCCTCATGACGAGGGCCATACCATGAAGCTGTCCCTGACATCTGGCACCGCGCTCCCCATGCTGGGCTAGACGCCAGGGCCAGGACTGTCATGGGCAGCCCCATCCACCTCATGGTGGAGCCTCCGAAGTCCGGCCAATCGTGATGTTGCTTTGGGCGCGGATGTCTTGGTTGCGCCAGGACCAGCATTGCCCGTCATCATCTTGGAACACCACCCAGATCAGATCGTGTTCAATGCCATCATCAATAACCAGATGAGCTAAACCCTTGCCGTGCGGCGTGACGATAGGGATAGGCGGATTGAGTTGTAGAATCATTGTGTCCTCTCCAACACCAGCTTCTCAAGTTGCTCTAGCTCTGCGAGAAGTTGTGTGATGCGTTGTTGTCTGAATAAGTCGAAGGCTTCCTGCACAACGTCTGTTGGGATTTTTGAGCCAGGAGTTTCTCCTCCGTCTATCTTGCGGCATGTATCCCAGGCAACGCCAAGCTCTTGCCCCGCAAAGGCATAGCCGAGCTTCTTGCTGCCATGCACGCTGATGGCTAGCTCAATAACCCTGCGTGGGCTGATGTCGCTCATGGCTTCACCTCCAGGGCTGCGCGTGCGGCCACCCATTCAGGCGGGTCTTTCCACTCTGTTTTTCCGCCCATATCATCCGCCCACTTGGCTCCGCAGCAGTCGCAAATTTCCCAGAGAAACCCGCCACGGTGCGTTTCTTTGTGCTGGCATGTGTAGCGTTCGTCGCGGTCGAGTAGGTTCTTTAAAGCCTCCCGCAGCCGCGCGTTCTCGGCGCGGAGAGTGTCCGCCTCGGATGGGGTTAAGACTGGGCTAAGGTATACCCAGCCCGTGCTTTCCAACATGTACGGCGTTTTAATGCCGCTTGCTCCATACCGCTGGGCATCGTGATACCTCCAACCGCCAGGAGCGCGGCCATCTCCAAACGGACAAGTTTCAGCATCCCACTCCAAAGCGCGAGGCTCGCCGCCCTGCCAAGACAGCCAATGCCACCCATCCCGCTCAGGGTTCAGTGGCCAGCCGGGCATGTTTGGGTTGGGCCATCTAATCATTGGTCGCTCTCCTTCATTGCCTCGTCGCGCGCTACCACAGCCTCTACATAAGTGCTGAAGGTCCGGGTCTGGTAATCCAGAACGGTGCCATCCTCGTTGAGCGCGGTCGGCAGAACAACAGCCCAGACCGGGGAGATATCCATAGAACGGTTCATCTTCATGATGTCGCCGTAGTCAACCCAATCAGCCTCATCAAAGAACTCCTCAACGGAATCCCAAAGATGGTTGATGGTGGTGCCCGCCGAAGCAATGGTGTCGGTGCAATCAACAGGTGAATACCAAATCTTTGCGGGAGGGAAGTTGGTCCGCATCTGGTAAACAGATTCCCGAAGGAACTTAACTGCCTTAGGCTTTACGCCAGCAGCAGCAAGCTCATCTGCCAGACCATCAAGGTCAGCGAGGATCGTGAAGATTTGTAGAATCATTGTTCTTTCCTATGGTTTGCGGTTTTTGTTGTAGTAAGCGATTGCCCAGGACCTAGCCATATCTTCTTTGTGGCCTTGATCCCGGAGAGATTTGATCATTCTCTGCACACTGTCCGGCAGCTCAGCCACCGGCTTAGGCTTTGGCTTTGGCTTCGGTATATTCTCTGAAGCGGCGAGCACTTCCATAACCATCCTCTGCCTTTCCTCTTTTCTGCGAGCGACCGATGAGTTGCCACCCATGGTGGAGCCTACGCCCTTGAGTTCACGCGGTGAGTACCTCGTCACGCTGGTCACGCTGACCCCCACGATCCGAGATATCTCCGCGATATGAACGCCCTCCTTTCTGAGTTGAGCTATCTCTGCGATCTGCTTGGTTGTGATTTGCCCCTTGCCTAGGTTGTGCCTGGAACGCATACCGACGCAGGCATTCTCAACCGATCTGGTGGAGCAATAGAAAGCCTTGGAAATTTCCAAGAGACTTTCGCCAGCCTGAAACCGATCACGCATCTCCTGGCGCTCCGCTTCAGAGATCGGGGAGCGCGGCTTCTTTGCCATGATCAGTCCAAGAAATCAGAGATGCGGATAAGACGGGCGAGTTCTTCTTGCGGTGCTTCCCAACCCTCGGGCTTGAGGATCTTGCCATCCGCCCGGCGACGAACGCGGCCCGTCTCAGGATCAACCTTCGCCATGTTGGAGCGGATGACAGTCTCCCAACCAGCGGACATGGGGAAACCAGCAGAGTGCCCAGCACCAATGCACACAACGATCAAGTCGAGGATGGCATCGAACATCTCAACCTTATTGTCTTGGGCAACAGCATCAAGGAGTTCTGTCGCTTCCTCACGGATCAGACGGAGGTAGAGATCGAACTGCTCGCCATCCCATTCGCCAACCCTCTGCCCGCAAGCGCGCATGAATTTAGCTTGATCATTAAACGGATTCATTATGATGTTCCTTTCGACTGGTGGATTGTGCCAGCATTTATCACCGAGCGCAAGCGCCCTCTGCCCTGAAAAGAGAGTTGCCTTCCAGATTTTAATGTGGGATAGAGATGGTGAAGGGGCGGCCCGCCAAGGCCGCCCCTTCGAATCCCTTGGTGCAGAAGGGATGGGATACAGAATCCCTGTCGGGATTTATGGATCACATTCTCCTCCAAATCAAGGGACGACTACGGGCCAATGACGAATGTCATTGTCTGGGGTTTCCTACCGTTGCGTCCTCCCCGCCCAAGCAAGATGGAACTCACGGTTCGCGGCTCTTCCGTAAAGAGCCGAATAAATCCGGGTTCAGGTCACCCCTTCCTTCCCGGAGCCTATACGGTCGGCGAGCAGAACTCGCAGTGAGGTACGGAACTAGTTAGCTGTCCACCAGGGAATGACCCCCCTGACTGAAGCTAGCTAGGGGAGACGCCTTAGAATGTCCCCGGCGGGGTCAGGTTGGCATCCTGGCTATAAGGCAACGGAGTACGCAGGCTGGTTAACCCCATCCTCCCCTTGGTCAGGGGCTTCCATTCTACCCCCGATGGTAGACCGGAAGGCGGAAAGGGGTGAACTATGTCCAGAATTTAGAGGGTGGAATGAATCCTTTAATCCTCATAATATATGAAGGTGTTTTACCCAGCCTATCGGTGTTGCGTTGTCATTACCTTTATGCCATCATCCTTGGATGAGCATTGACCCAGCTTACATAATGGCCAAGGCAAAAGGCCAACAGGTCAGGGTCGCGTGCCCGGCATGCGAGCCGACACGCAAGACGCGCAATGATCCAAGTCTGTCCATCCACACAAACCCTGAAGGGGTTTTGGTCTGGCAGTGCTGGCATTGCGGAGAGACAGGAAGAACAACAGGGGCAAAGCCCCCAGGAGAGAAGAGTATGGCGATAACGCCGATGAGAAAGATTGAGAGCGACAGCCTGTCGCTTGATGCGCTGGTGTATCTTCAGGGTAGGTGTATCTCGCAAGCTACAGCCGAGAACCTTGGCGTCGTTTCTGGCAATCGCTGGTTCAAGAAGCTGTCCGCAGAACGCCCTGCCTTGGGCTTTGTGTATGGCCAGAACGGCAATGCCTATGCCGCGAAGTGGCGGTCACTTGAGGGCAAGGACTTCACCGCCGAGGGTGCTGCCGTCACGCTTTATCTGGCTGATCGGTTGACAGATACGTCCAGGGTGGTGATCACCGAGGGTGAGATGGATGCCCTCTCGTACTGGGAAGCGGGCATAGAAGCCGTTTCAATCCCCTCTGGAGCCATTGCCAGCGGCACTGCGGATGATGCTGCCCGGCTGCGCTGGATAGCCGCTCACGATGATCTGCTTGCGAATGCCAAGGAGATTTATCTGGCTGTCGATATGGATGACCCCGGTCAGATCACAGCACAAGAGCTGGCTCGTCGCCTAGGCAAACTCAAATGCTACAAAGTGGAGTTCCCGTCAGGAACTAAAGACGCGAACGATGTTCTCGTTAAGAACGGCGCTGATGCACTGAGGGAAACAATCAAGAACGCCCAGCCCTGGCCCATCGAAGGCGTTGCTCAGCCTGTTGATTTCCATTCCAAGGTCATGGACTTGTACCAGAATGGTTTGCCCCCAGGCAATTCCACTGGTTGGTCCAGTGTGGACGATGTGTATACGCTTTGCCCAGGCAATCTAGTTGTTGTCACTGGCATCCCTGGTCACGGCAAGTCCACGTTCATCGATGCCATGCTGGTCAATGCGATGCAGCAGCACAACTGGTCAGTGGCTTATGCCAGCTTTGAGAACCCGCCAGAGATTCATCTCTCAAAGCTGATTGCTCTGAAGCAGGGCAAACCCTTTGGCTATGGACCGACACCCCGCCTGAACAACACAGAGCTGGACGAGGGCATGGCCTGGGTGCAGGAGCATGTCACGTTCCTGACCCATGATGGTGTCATGCCCACGGTCGAGAGCCTAATAGAAAGGTTTGAGACTGCGGTGCGGCGCAATGGTGTTAAGGCTTGCGTCGTCGATCCGTTTAACTTCATCAAGTTGAATGGGAAAGATGGCGGAGTAGACACTGAAGCCATCAATGAAATGCTCAGTAAGTTCAAGATGTTTGCCCAGCGTAGTGAGGTTGTTTTCTTCATCATTGCTCATCCGGCGAAGCCAATGAACGCCGGTAGTGACTGGGTACCTACGGGTTACTCCATCAGTGGGTCTGCCCACTGGTATAACCGGGCCGACTTTGGTTTAACCATGCACAGGAATGAAAGAATGTCATCCTTGCATGTTTGGAAATGCCGCTTCTCTCATCAAGGAAAGACCGGCAAGGTTGAGCTGTCATATGACAGGCCGACCGGGGGGTTCAGCGAACCGGGTTTGCCGCTGCCGGGCGATGATAGTTGGATGGACGACATCTAAAAGAAAAGAGGCTGGCAAATTAATGCCAGCCTCCTATGCGCCCTTAGCTCAGTTGGATAGAGCAGAAGCCTTCTAAGCTTCAGGCCGCTGGTTCGAATCCAGCAGGGCGCGTATCCTCCATCATGCCAGCGCCTCCCCTTCTTCGACGGCTTCCATCTGAGCCAGCGCCGCATCGATGTGAGGCACAAGCTCCGCGTACCGGCGATAGCGGGCGGTCACCCGGTGTACCTCGGCACGCATCTGCCTCAGCAAAGCCTCAGCCCTAACATCATCCTGCACCACCGCCTGGGTGAGGGCGTAGGCCGCCTTGGTCTGGTCATAGACATAAGCCCTAACCGGAATCAGCGCACCGTCAGGACGGGGCAACATGGTGACTGCGATTCTGATTGTTTCACCGGCTTGCTGTAACCGATATTTCCGAGCGGCTTCAGTGTCATCCCATGTGAAGGCAGAATGAAGCGCTGTGTTATTTGACCGGGCAAAATCCACCACATCATCGGGCTTCAGTTCGCCACCGGCCTGAACCCGGAGCATCTCCAGCTCATGAAGCTGGTCTTTGTTTAGTGTTCTCATTGTTCTCTCCTTAATCATCCACCGCACGATTGCTGCGGATGTTTAGGTAGCCGTGCCTGCGGTGCGGTGCCTATCCTTGCCCCGCCACGCCGCGCCAGTCCTTGCCTGCCGTGCCCTGCCTCACCAGTCCCCGCCCAGCCCCGCCACTCCTGTCCGGGCCTGCCATGCCTTGCCGATCCCGGCCATACCGTTCCGGGCCGCGCCTTGCCTGCCGTGCCGGGCCGGGCCATACCTCGCCTGACCATGCCTCGCCTGACCATGTCTGCCGTGCCGTTCCTGGCCGTGCCCAGCCTTTCCTTGCCTTGCCTGCCGTGCCAATCCCCGCCATGCCAGTCCGGGCCAAGCCACGCCTTGCCTGCCGCGCCTTGCCATTCCGGGCCAGTCCAAGCCCCGCCTCGCCGCCCGCGCCACGCCTAGCCTAGCCTCGCCTGCCGTGCCCTGCCTCACCATCCCCGCCCAGCCCCGCCACTCCTGTCCACGCCTGCCGTGCCAGTCTTCGCCCTGCCCGTCCCCGCCGAACCCAACCATGCCTGCCGCGCCAATCCCCGCCAATCCCCGCCGGCCCTAGCCTCGCCATGCCTGCCGTGCCAATCCCAGCCGTGCCCTGCCAGTCCACTCCTAGCCTTGCCTGCCGCGCCAGTCCGCGCCCCGCTATGCCCTGCCACGCCATACCTGCCATGCCAACTGCGCCCCGCCCGAAGGCAGGGCGCAGCATGTATTACTGCTGGCTGTTGTCGATTTCGAAGTGACCCCAGCCCATGCCAGTGCTGGCCTTCGAATCAGCGCGGCCTTCACCGACGCCAACCTGAGCGCCAACACGGGCAACAAGAGCGGCAACATCCCCCTGTGTGAACTGCTCACTGTCGAACCGGATACGCAGATCGGCAGCCCAGTCACGCCACATCGGGCGGGTACGGATATCAATAACGCCGGTAGCGTTACGGACATGCATGTCGGTGCGCTCCGGCTCGCCGGCAATGATCCGCACCAGCGGGGTGCCATCGATAACATCCAGACCATCAGCCTCCACAAACAGGGAGAGCTTAGCCAGGGTCATCTTAAAACCGACCAAGCGGCATGCCGAGATCAGGCCGTTGCGGAATGCGCCAGCGTGAATGCCATCCCACCCCTCAGAGGACAGGTGGCGTGCGCCTTGGAAGACTTCATCGAAGTCTTTCGGGTCACGCTTCGCGCCCTTCTTGGCAGTCGAGCCAGCCGCCATCTTTTCCATCATCGCCTGCTGCGCCTTGGCAGGAAAGCGATTGATCACCAGCGGTGCGGTGCCAACGATACGCAACACCATCCGCTGCATCGCGGGCGGCTTGATGTTAATGCTGGTCGTCGGAATCTTCGAAACTTCAGTCATGATTATTCTCTCCTTGTTTAACCCACACCGTTATCAATGTGGGGTAGTCAACTAAAGGACCATTCCTTCAGTTGTTATTCCTGCGGTGCTTTGCCTTGCCCCGCCACACCAATCCAAGCCGTGCCCCACCTGACCCGGCCACGCCTAGCCTGCCGTGCCTTGCCAATCCAGGCCGCGCCGATCCTTGCCTTGCCTGCCGTACCTCGCCAGTCCGCGCCACGCCATGCCGGGCCACGCCTGTCCACGCCAGTCCACGCCTGCCGTGCCGTTCCTGACCGTGCCTGTCCTGGCCAAGCCCTGCCTTGCCTGCCTTACCCTACCAGTCCCCGCCAAGCCCCGCCTGGCCAATCCACGCCTGCCTTGCCTTAGCGTCCGCCCTCAGCCTCCACCCTGCGGGCGCTCTTGAGGTAAGCTTTAGCCAGCATCAGCCGACCGAAGGCCAGATTTTCCGCGGCCCTGGACCGCAGCATGAGAGCAGTGAACCGCGTCATGGTTTCCGGCTCACTCACCTCCAGCTTTTCCCTCATATCCATGAGGATCTGCTGAGCTTCAGCATGCAGCAGCCTCGACCGAACGAATACCCGCTCATTCATTGTCACTCTCCTTTTTCTTCTTCGCATTTATGTTCTGTTTCTACTGGGCCGTCAACTCCCGGCGTACCTTTCTTGCATTTCCCCATACATTCATTGCACCTCCCAAAAATACAATGCCAGCGGCTGTACTCATGGTCGAGCAGTCCCATCCAATCATTCATTGCGTCTTTTGCTGTGACCCACGACATCCCAGAAAAGAAATCTGGGTGAAGGTAGACCTCCCCCTCTCCTGCA